GTTCCGTTGTCAGCTGAAAAGATCGTGTTGGATTGAATCACAGGGATTGCCGAGGTCATGGGACCAAGCGCATTCTTCACCTTCTCGGCTGGGATCTCCACGTACACCGTGACAGGAACGATCGCCGGTGCTGTTCCAACGATAGGAACACCTGCGTTCCTGAGGTGTTTCTCGATGTTCGGCGTCTCCACTGCACGTTCAGGATCGAGCTCACCGTACTGGTGATCGAGGTAGAACGATAGGTTGTCGCCTGTGTAAGCAGCAAAATCAAGGAGGATTCCTCCCATCGATGATTCTGAGAAGTCCTTGATCCGATCAGGGTAGTACACACGAGCATACTCGAGGAGCTGTGCCCTGAGCGAATCGAAGTCGCGTGCCAGGTATTTCCTGGAGCGTACTTCCTTTAGATCATCACGATTTAGTGCCATCTTTGCTCGTTCCTAAGTATCGAATCACATCGCGTACATCGTCACCAACAGCGTTCGCTTGCCAGTCTGAAGAGCTGGGATCGTGTACGTTATCGTCAACCTAACGATCGCGGTGTTCTTGTTCTCGTGGTTGTCGATCTCGGACAGAAACTCCTCCAGGCTGATGAAGGGCATCCACCTCGCGACGGCTTGAGAGATCCTCTGCACAGCGACAGCATCGAAGTTTTCCTGGGTTGTGAACTCGCTCATGAGAGGTCGAAGGTTGGCACCGAAATCGTACAAGCCAAGTCGCTCGCCCCAATTTGTCATCAGCATGTTGCGAAAGTTGTCGTTGACCTGGTCGGGTAACGCCATGTGCATTGCGAAGATGTTGCCGTCCTCACCCAAGCGAAGAGGCGTGGCGATGCCGATTGGGATCGTTGACTTGGTGATCGTCTCAACGATCGATTGCTCTTGCGTCTTGCCGGATGACTTGAAGTTGAAAGCGCCCATCACTCATCCTCCTTCTGAAAACCGAATCCAGGACCGTCGTTCGCGAGGTTCGTCGGTTGGGCTCCGTTGGAGCGGGTCATGTCTGCACCCGTCTTGTCAGTACATAGGATCTCGCCATCGATGATCATCAATACCTTTCTACCTGCCATGTTAACGTCGTTTGCTGCGTCGACGAACATGCTGTAGTTTCCGCTCCCTCCCGGGACAGATTCGGCATGGATGTAGTTTTTCTTGACGATTGCAGTTGGCAACCCACCATTGTTGATGTCTGGTTGACCTCCTTCGACAGTGACGATCTCGAACGTGCCTGGCACGTAATCCTCAACGACAACGATCGCGTGTTCTTTACCTGGGATGTCTGGGATGTAGATGATGATCACATCACCCTTCTTCACAGGAGGAAGATCGCCCTTAGGGACGGGTATCGTTGCTTTCTTTGCCTTCGCTGACGCCATGATGCCAGAGATTGCGCTTCCAACCTTGTATCGATCGCCGTAAAAGTCGTAGTACAACCTGACATTCGGGTCCTGTTGATTCGTGTTGACGCGTTGATCGAACACGTAACTGGCACCGCCGGCGAACAGTGCGGCACGAGCGAGGAGACCGCATGTCGATGCAGCTTGTAACATTCCGATCGTTGTCACCTTGCCAAGCGCCCGTTTGTCTGCTTGCACGCCGGTACCTGGTTCTGGGTACTCAACGTACAGCATCTTCGATGCGTACTCTTCCTGGATCGATTCGCCGCCTCCCCATGACAAGCCGTCGCATCCCAGTGCATACTCTGCGATCTGATCCCTAACGCCCTTGGGTTCCTCACCAGGAACTTCCTCGGGACCGTACTCAAGAACCCTGCCAATACCACCGACGATCCCGCCAGGCGATGATCCAAGCACGGTGCCAACCGCGGCGATGAAGACCATCTCAACGACCTTCACGGTGAGAACCTTCACTGAAACAATCTGAACGATTGAATCCGGAAGGATGTCGCCGAACAGGTTGGATTTCAGGGCGATATCGCAGATCAGGCCAAACAATCCCGGAAGATCAGGAAGCTTCAACGCTAACTTTGGTATCTGCAGGGCGATGTCAGCCAGGAGCTTTGGAATTCCAACGGCGAACGCTAGCGTGAAATCGAACAATGCACCGAGATCAATATCGATTTTCGGTGGAATGTCGAACTTCGGCAGAGGGGGCGGGATCTTCGGAATGCCAGGAAACTTTGCGATGAGCTTCGGTGGCGGCATCAAGTTCATTTTGAGCGCGAGAAGAGGCGGATTCGGGATCAAAAACGGGATGAAGCCGTCGGGAAATCCCAAGCTGATGTCGACGCCCAACGCAAATGCTAACGAGATCGGGCAGCAGATCGGAAGCAACTTCATGTCGCTGGGCATGTTCAGCGCGCATGCTATCTTTGCGTACGATCCGAGAATGTTCTTGTGAAAATCGGGGAACTTCTCCTCGTTCTCAAGGTCAAGCAGCTCTGCGAACGGGTTCGCAGGCACGTCCACGCCACACGGAAAGAAAGGTGGAAATGGAAGGCCCGCGGTTCCGAACGTCAGCTCATTGATGACGTCAGCGATGAACTTCTTCTTTGCCTTGTCGGTGAGAGTGCAATCATCGCGAATAATACCCGCGTCTACCTGACACCCGGGTCCTTCAGCCATGATCAGCTCTTTCTTTCAACGTCTCTCTGATCTTTTCACGTGTTTCTAGAGAGACAATGTGACCCTTTAGCGCTTCACTTACGTGGCGACGATGATCTTCAGAGAAGATCCTTCCTTTCATCGCTAGCGATTGTTTAAGACGTGTTTCAAGTGGTGTTACATGTCCTTTATGAGATTGACTCATGTTGAAACGTGCTGTTGCTGACGCTTTCTTTCCTTTGTTTGGAGGTGATTTGCCTTTCCTAGACTCGCTGATTTTTTTACGAGTCTCTGCTGATCTTTTCAGACCTTGACGTTGACCGCCTTCGCCACCCGGCGTCATGTTATAGCCAAGAGAGAGATCGATAGAGAATGTTCGTAGTTCTGCGATCCACAATTTCTCGGCGTGCACAGCAGCTCGTTTAGTCGACAAAACCTCCAACAACGTGTGTTTCCATGCGCTAACACCGTGTTTAGCAATTGCTCGAGGAAACAAATCACTACGTTTCGAACCACAATGTTCAAACCAACGACGATTCATGATGTCAATTGGAAGTTGTGCATTATGTCGAGACTGCGCCCAACCAACGTAGCTCTTGTTGGTGATAACGCATGTGTGACAGTACACGATGTAAGCGCACGCCGTCATTTGATAAGGACTTTCGCCGCGAACTTAGCCTGAGTAGCTGCTAGCGCTGGTCCGTTATCGTTAGGACCCGCAGCAGCAGATCCAGCAAATTGTCCACCCATCGTAGTGATCAATGGACCACCAACGACGACACCGTCTACGCCTGTGACAGGACCGTCGCTGCATACGATGCCATGGGATGCGTCATCACCGCCGAGTTTCACGAAGCCCTTCCGCGATGGCCTGAAAACGATATCGCCGTTTGCCTTTATGACAACTGCAGCATGGTCATCAGGGTTATCTGAGGCAACGAGATTGCCCTTAGCATCCCTTGATGCGTACCCGCTGACCATGATTTCAATGTCTGACCTGGCGATGATCCTCACCTTGTCGGACTTCATGATGATTGCACCGTCGCCAGTTTCAGAATCGAGCAACTGCTTCTTCTCAACATCGGCGGGAGCGCCGCCCTGCACCGTGCCGGCACCCAGCTCCACGTTGAACGTTGCAAGTCCAAGGTTTATGTCGACCTTCGTTCGCTGAGCAACGTAGACCCTGCTTCGATCGTTGAGAAAATCGGGATCTCCCTCGAACTCCGAGATCTCCGTTGATGCCTTTCCCAATTCCTTGTGCCCAGCAGGAGCTCCAGCCAACGTCATGACATCGACCTCAGCACCGCCGGTCAACGGCGTCTGACCGCGACCTGCAACGATATCGATCGCACCAGCTCCCGGACCAACCACGTCTGCACCGGGAATCGTCGTATCGACGATGTTTGAGCGATTCACCTCATCCACTTTGAACGATGCTGGAGATGACGTCCTATCCCTTCCGAGAACGATCAACGTGTTGTTCGTTCCTTCGAGTGAGATGTCAGCCGGACGCTTCTTGAACCTCGGCACGGGTTCTAGGACACTGAGCTTTCCTGCATCGGTGGTCGTGATGATCTTTTCGTATGCATCCTCACCACCTGTCATCGTAGCCGTCTCGGCGATCGTGTACCTTTCGCCGTCTCGAAGATCAGCGCGGCCGTTTCTGTACTCGTACAACGCTTGTGCCGTTCCTTCGAACGTTGCAGCCGTGCCAGGCGCGAAGCTAGGATCGTTAGCTCGAGGTGGATGAGTGTGGTTTGCATCCTCGACGAAGCCAGGTTCGACGATCCTGCACATCCAGTACCCAAGATCCTTCTTCGATCCTCCTGGGTTCTCGAACATCACCCAAACATGCTCTCCGGGTTGGGCCGGAAATGACATTGACGGAGGAAAGAACGGGAACAGGAACATCGGCTGTGATGTTGACGGCGAGTTGGGATCCGCCACACGTTGACCGATGATCGTGTTACGTGGCAGGATGTTCGCAAAGTGAAGGTTTGAAACGCCCAACGCCTGTGAATAGTAGGAGATCTTGTTCGGATCGATCGTCGAGGGATCGAACACCGTTTCAAGCACAACAAAGCGATAGAACGACGGAAGATCGCCTTTCGTTCCGTGCGTGACAGCCGCTCTAGTTTTGAGCTCCTCGCTAGCTCGGCCTTCAGCTAGCTGCTTGTCTAGCTTCGTGTACTCGTTCATTTCTTCCCGCTGATCTTGGAGAACATCTCTTCTGGATCGATCGGCTTCTCACCGCCATCGTTCGACTTGGTGATGATCTCTGCTAGCTTGATGAGCTGATCGTTCGACTTGCTCATCTTTTCGATGTACGTTGCCATCGTTCTTCCATGAACAGCATGCTCGTTGCTCTTTCTTTCAACGATGCTAGCTAGCCTTTCAAACATGACGTAAGCGTTCTGCCTGTCGCAGATAGCGTTCTCGTAGATCTCGAGGTAAAGCTGCTTCTTCTTGTCAGAAACACCATCGATCTCCGAGAGAATGTCACGAAAGTCCTTCAGCTTGCTGTCAACATCGAAAGGTCTCTCGACGAGATCTGTTTCTTCACCATCAGCCATCTGTCACCTGTGTCTAAGGTATCAAACGGTGATGAAACGTTGACTGTTGGTTCTTAGAAGAGCCTAGCTCGTTGATCAGTCTTCATCTTCCGATAGTGCTTTTTGACGACCTGCATGGTTGTTGTGAGCTGCTTTGGGCTCAAACCAGACAGCTCACGCATGTAGAGGAGAATTGCGCTCTTGTTCAGCAGGTCGACATCATCGATGTTCTCAAAGATCGTGATGATAGAATTGATGCACGACAGCTCGTTCTCAGTCTTGACCTTCATCCTAATCTCGTACAGCATCTTGACGATGCTAGCGGATGAATTTTCGTTCATCAGCAGATCATCCTGCGACGGAACGGTGCAGTGTTCCTCGATGATCCGATGTTCGTTTGCGCTTAGCGCATCCGGGTCGTCCAAGCTAACGCTTCTCTTGTTGCGAAGCGATTTTTGCTTCGTCTTGATGATCAACCAGTTCTTCGCGACGACGTTGAAGTACGAGAATGCGTTCGTTCCTCGTGTGGCATCGAACTTTCCAATCGTTTCGAAAAGAAAGTTGACGCAGTCATTCTTCAGATCATCGTAGGTGTCATGAAGGCTCGTGAACTTGTGAATGTTGATGAGGTTTTCAACCAGCTTCTCAAATGCTGGCATGATCTCCTTCACGTACAGCACCTCTCGCCGGCGCCTATCTTCCTTGGCACCTTGGTAGGCTACGATCGCCGCTTGAGTACCGCTGTTGAAGTACATTCGTACTGCTTTGGCAGCGGCGGCTTTGGCCTCTTTTTCCTCAGGAGTGAGGTTATCTGGAGCCGGCGGTTTTTCGCTCTCCTCCTTCTGCTTCGAGAGAACATCCTTCCTTCGATCACGTGTCCTATCACTCATCTTCTTCTCCGGCTCGAGATTCATCAAGATCTTCGACGTTAGCATTCTCGAGCTTGTATGCAATTTTGTGAAACGCGTGCTTGGCGTACCTGATGTCCGACATGAACTGCTTGATCACAGGCTCGTCAAGAAAGACCGGATGGTTCGCATACTTTGCGAACCTTCCGTGAACGTCGTTCAGGACGTTCAAGCAATCCTCGACCTGATCATCAACAAGATCGATCCTGTCTGTGAGGTCGAGGTTGCGCCTGATCAGGAACACAACGACGAAGATCAGAGCAACGCATAACACAATCAGCAACGCCAAAAGCACGTACATCATGTTGATCCTACAACCCCTGAGAGAACCTGCTCGTACTGCGGGATGATGGATGCAAGATCGTACTTTTCCTTGATCTTTTGAGACAAGGCTAGCGCCCACTCGCGAGGTACCTCAGGGCTCGTCCTGAACTTAGCTGCTCGTTTTTTGAAGTCCTGCTCTGATGGATTTGCCCATCTCGCACCCGGCATGAAGATCTGACCGTCAATCTTCGATCGATCGACCTCGCCGAGCTGATAGTGCACGCCGATGAACTTGCCGTGCTTCAGGAAATCAAGATGACCAGACCAGTTCGTTGCAATGATTGGCAAGCCTGCTGCTGCCGCCTCTAGGATGGGAAGGCCGTAACCTTCACCGCGGGTGAGGGTGACAAGCGCCTTGATGGATTCATGATGATAAAGGCCTGAAACCTCCTTGTCGTTCATGTCACCGTGCACGAGGTGCACCTTCGGGTAAGGACCCCTCCTGACTTCGGACAGAAGCTGCTTGAGCATGTTTGTGACAACGGCGCGGTCGATCAAGGAGTTTCTTCCAAGGTTGGTCTTGATCACGACGCCAACATCAGGATCATCCTTGAACGTCTCGCACAGCCACTTGATGGCATAGAACGTGTTCTTCCTATCGACGTTCGCGTTCATGCCGGTGATCTGTCCAAAGATCAGGAAGTTGAACGATGTCGAGAACTCCAGATCGAGCTTGTGTTCGTTTGCAACCTCAGGAGCGAACGATTCAGGTATGACATGGATCGGTTTTTCGGGTTTTCGACCAGAGTTCATCAGCGATGCTCTGGAATGCTGCGACGGCACGATCACCGCGTCCATCGCGTCGCATGATGCTGACCATGATGGATTTGCCCGATCGGTTTCAACCGCAGCTGTTACGCCGATGTTCTTTTTCGATAGCTTCGGGTTCCATTCGTTTGGAAGCTGCAGCTGAAATGATGCATCGAACCCAGAGACCATGTCTGGAGATACGAGCCTCTTGATGACCTCGCCTGCTAAGCCGTCGTATGCGGAGTGATCAACGATCCACGGACAGTCACCCCAGACCGTTGCAACGAACTTGACGTTCGTATCAGGCCTTTCAAGCAACCACTTTGCGATCTGCCTGGCGTGAACGCCATAACCCGACTGGGTGAGGACGGGCCCCTGAAGGACGATGTTCTTCATAGTTCAACCTTTGCCCAACGCTTTGACTTGTCTTTCCATGACGACATGAGATCGGTGAGTGATCGATCCCACTCCTTCACGATATCGTCAAGCTTGTAATCCTTCTGAGCATGAAGAAGCGCTCGCTGACCGACTGCCGCACGTTTTTCCGGACCCCAGTCGTAGACTTTCTTGAATGCTACCGCTAGAGATTCATGAGAGATGAAATCCTCATAGATGTAAGGAACCATCTGATTCCCCACAAGCGTCCGGACCTCAGGTTCGAGCGCGACTCCGTATTCCTCGCCTGTTTCGTGATCAAGGACCTGACGCGTCAGTCCTCCGGTCTTGATGGCGATGATCGGTGTTGCAGTCATCATCGCTTCGAGCGTTCCCAACCCAAATCCTTCGTTGCATGACCGATTGACGACGACGTCCGACACGTTGTAGAGAACGTTCATCTGGTTGAAGTCGATCCTATCCTTGGAAAACACAACGTTATCCTTGAGATGCAGCATGTCGATGACATGGTGAAGGTTCGGTCCCTCGGGATCGAGAGGATCGGTGTGCATGATCAGTGACGCCTTGCGATGACCGGTGTCCTTCTCAAGATCGATCAAGAACTTGTGAAACGATACGATGATATCGCTCGGCATCTTCCTTCGAGCGTTCCTGCTGACGAACGTCACCACGAAATGATCCGCTCTGTCGCTGCCCATGATGGTTGACTTGATCTTTGCGATATCGTCCGGAGCCATCTGAAAGAACATCTCGGGAGGAACACCGTGAGGAATGTAGTTCGTTTTCTCCGGAAAACGTTGATGAACCATCTCGTACGTTGGCCAGTTGATGCAGTTGATCAAATCGGTTGATTCATACAGCACACGATTGAACTCTGGCCACGGCGGGTTATCCCACAGGTGGTTGTATGCGATCGGGCACACCTGATGAATTTCATCCTCCATCTCCCACACCCAGATGAAGAACCTGGGATCCGTGAAGAGCACGATCGCATCTGGCTTTTCCTGCAGAAGGAATTGCCTCATCATGTTCTTGTCGCCGAACCCATTCGTTGGTTTGATGATCAGGTCGGGATTCACTGTCACGACATCGTAGTTATCGTGCTTGATCGCGCCTCCGAAAACGCGGAAGCTGTACTTTCCCGTGTCGATCAAACCTTTGATCAACCATCTCGCTTGAGTTCCAACACCTGATGTGGACAGCGGATGATCGCATAGCATCAAGATTTTCTTCTTAGGAGTCATGTACCTTTCCCACCAAGACCCTCTATCGGGTCATGAAGGGAACAATACTCACTGTTGCGTAACTAGTTACGCACAGCGCTACTTCGACGTCATCTCCACGTTCTTACAAGAACCGGCGGCTCGTCGACGTTGAACTCCTCGAACAGCTTTGTAAGGCCCGGGCCGTAGTTGTGATCCGATGTGACAGGCTCTTTTCCAAGGTGATAGTCTGCATAACGATCGGACTGTGCCAGCTCGAAACCCCTGAGTGCCATCAGACGAACTCGATCCTTGTGCCTGTTGTATGCCTTGTCGAGGTTATGAAAAACCGTCAGCTGGCTCTTGAGTCCTCTGTGAAAGCCATACCTGAACCCTGTCAGTTCGTCGGCATAGTGACAGTGTCGACCCAAGGAACCTCGGTGCGATGGGCTGCCGGTGCTAGCAACTCCTCTATCGCACTTTAACGGGTTCGTTTGGATGCTGAATTTCACGTCCGGACCGTAGAACGCTAGCCCTGCGTGGATCTTCGTGTCGGTGAAGAAGTCGTGCGTCAACGGATCAGCCCATTCACGACGACCCACGTTCAAGCCAGCTAGCGCTCCTGGGTCGAGAACAACGTCGGCGTCAACTTTTCCCCTGATCCATTCAGGTCCTACGTTGTTGAACGTCTGGTAGACTGCGTTATGCGCATCGATCTCCGACATGTAGCTGAACATCCGGTGATCGATCTCCACACCTTGCTCTGACAGGGCTTTTATGTGATGTGGGAGGTCGAGCTCGCCGCAGTACATCGTGCATATCAGAAATTTTTGCATGTTCGTTCAGAACATACCTACACCTCACGTGCAGTGTTCGGTACCCTTGTACGGGCAGTACAAGCACGATGATCGGTTTTTCAGAGCGATGCCACGCTTGACGCTGTTCACCATGTTCTTGATGACAGCTAGCGATCTTCCGATCGTGACGTCGCCAGCCGAAACTTCCAAAAGTTCGCATCGTTGCGTTGCCTTCGCGGTGCGTTTAAGGATGACGAAACCGCACTTGACATCCTTGATGTCAATTCCCATCTTCTTGCACCAGAAGGTCTTGTACAGAACGATCTGGGATCGAACGTTGGGATCGCACTTCTTCTGCATCTTCCAACCCCATGAAGAGGTCTTCCAGTCGATCACCCAGTATACGTCCTTTCCCTTCTTGTTCTTGCACTTGATGATGCAGTCGATGTAACCCTTGAAAGCTTGCTTCCTGTCTGGGATCTCCTCGTACAGGAAGTGCTCAGCATCGACGTACTCCCAACCCGGGAACTGTTCATCGAACCACCCAGGCAACTCCATGAGGATTCCTGTTGCTTGATCGATGAAAGCATCAAGCGTCTTGGGCTCGAACCCGGGAATCTCCTTGTTCTCATCCCAGACCTTGCGAATCATCGCGGTTGCGATGGTGTGGTCCATCACACGAGTTTTCAGGTACGACTCGCAGGCGGCGTGGACAGCCGTGCCGAAATCCATCAACGGACCGGGTTTGTCTAGGTTGATTCCCAGGACATGCTTGAGCTTGTGCCTAAACGTGCAATCCTGCCAATCACGAGACTCGCTGAAGCTCACGTGGCATTTCCCAGTCGGGAGCAGCTCGAATTTGCTGGTATCGATCTTCGGTTCTACAGGCGAACCTGGTTCAACGTCCGGTTCAACCTCATCCTGGCTCATCCCAGGATACTATCGCATGAGGCTGATAGAGTTCAGGTGCCTTGTTCTGGAGATTGGCTTGCGCCCCGTGGGGGATTCGAACCCCCAACAGTCCGACTTGAAGTTCGGCTGCTCTACCCTTGAGCTAACGGAGCAACGTGATCACTCGAAGAGTCCGTACCCTCCGACGTAGATCCTGGGCGATGTCTCTGTCATGTCCTCGTACGTGAAGCTGGGATTTCCTACCTTGGCGATGAACAGCCAGATCGCCACGTAACCATCAGCATCGAGTGAGTAGCCTTCATCGCCAGGATTTTCATCCTCGCTGTATTCTGAGATGTCGAATCCATGAGGCGTCAGCTTGTCAACGAGCTCCTGAGAGATCGTGTTCTCGTCGTATTCAGCGGCAACAAGGTTCTCAAAATCGACGCCAGTCTTCTTGACCCCGTCAGCGAACGCTTTCTCAAGCTCGGTCTTGTCGATGCTGCTCTTGATGATGATCATCTCCGTTTTTTCATGACCGTCGCCTGAGCTATCTCCAACGATGAGTTCGATCTGGTGCATATTAGCTCCTCAACATGAAAGACACTGCAATGAGTGCATCAAGCACGACATTTGCGACGATCACCCACAACGGTGCACCAGTCACGATGAATCCGATCGTGATTGCTACACAGACGATAAACCACGCAATTCTCATTGTCATCGTTGGATCTCCAGTAGGGTTGCTTGACGCTCTGTCTCTTGTCGCAACGTGTCTCGCAAAGACGCGACGCGATCCTGAAGCTCTCTTGGTGCGAGGTTGATCATCCGATCGAACAACGGGAAGTACTTCTCCCGTGTTTCCCTCACCTGCTTCGTCCTGAACTCGATGGATGATTGCGACATCGACCTGAGGTTGTCCAGCCTATCACATGCCTTGATGGCATACGGTCGCCAGTCTGTCGAGATCACGAACCGTTCGAGGTAACCTTCCTTGGGAACCTTGCTGAGCGTCTTGACGATCACCGCCACGTCAGCCCCGAATGAGTGTTCGAGCTGTTCAGGTGTGATGTCTCTCGTGTCCTCGATGCCATCGTGGAGCAGCGCCGAGATGACGATCTCTGGCAGGACGACCTTCAGCTCATCCACCGTGAGTATGGCTACGCGACGGACATGCTCGAAGTACCTGACGCTGTGACCATCCTCGTCCTTCTCGTTCCTGACCTGCGCCCTATGGGCGAACTTCGCGAAGGTGTACGCCAGGTCCACATCGAGCAAGGTGCTCGGTGCGAAAAAGGGCCTGACCCTCGCGAAGAACGCCTCCCTGTCTTCAGTTGCCATCTTAAGACAGATCTTTAAGCGCTAGGGGCAGCGCTTTGCACAGCTCGACTGTTCGAGGACTCGGCTCGATTGCAATCGCAGTGATCTGACCTCCCACATCGGGCTCGCGGAACGCCGACCACCTGAGGCCAGCATCATCCGCCGCGGTGATCAGCCTCATCAGCTCGACTTCAGTCGGAACGCTCAGCAACGCAAGGTAGTTGCTCGACTTGAACCATTCGGCATCTCTGTCGGGATGGTCATTCGTGAATTGCCTCATCGCGTGGCAGGATTGAACCGCCTGATAGCCGGGTTTGATGTCCCTGCGTGTCACAAGAAAAAGCTTATCGCCCATCTTGATGGTTGACTGCACCTTGCTCATGACCTTTTTTCTCGGGCTTCGAGGTAGGCTGACAGCTCCTTCGAGGGAACGAACTTGCTTCTTTCCCGAAGCTTGTGCTCGATCGGCTTGAATTTGCTTGTGTCCAAAGCCTCCTTGACCCTTTCGAGGGTCAACTCCCGTCCGAGCTTCCACCCGGCGTGCTCTTTCATCAAGTCGAAGATGATCTTCGGATTTGGTTTGTTTTCCGGTGCGCAACGCTCGATCCTTTCGTAAGGCGTGCCACGAAGCAAACAGTACGCAACGATGTGATCGCGACTCTTTGCTCCGAGCATCCTCTTTTCGAGGCGAAGCGATTGCCTCTTGAGACCAGAAGCACGACGAATACGGTGCGTCAACGACACACCAGCGACGTGAAAACCGCGAACCTTAGCCCTGAGAACCTGAAGACCGATATCCATGATGAACCTCCTAAACACTGTTTGATCGTAACGAGAACCGAAACGATCAACGTGGGAGGTCCCCGCGCTTTATGCGCGTTGCATTCAGAATTCGCGCAGGATCATCTGAGGATAGTTCTGCGCATACATCCCGAACATCTGCGGATAGCACTGTGAGTACATGCCAAACATGTCTAGTACCTACTACCTTCTGAGTGAGAGTTACACCGTTCGATCTTCATGATGACACTTGCATGTTCTGCCGTTCGGCGGGACGTACGTCGGGATCACCTGAGCGATCACGTTGTCGATGAAGTCGACGCTAACCTGAAGCAGCGTCTCGCCCTTTGCAACCTGCGCTGCGTAGTGCGAACGTTGAGCCCATAAATTCGTTAGCGAGTTCTCGATCCTTGGGCGGATCGAATCCGGAAGCTTGCCAACGTTCTTCAGTTCGGCAAGTAGTCGTAAACGACCGTCGCGACATTCTTCGCAACAAGCGTCCGCATGATGATCGTTTCCACCGTTGTCCATTCACCACCTCCGAGCCCGCATCCGATCCTGGGCATGTGCACGCTGGCCTTCGTCAGCAACGCAAGATCAGCTAGCTTGTTCAAGCATGCTTCAAGCGCAACGTAATCCAGCGGGCGGACGTTTGTTCTGGATACGATGTCGTGCTGAGCGATCATGTTGACGATGAGCAGATCCTCCGAAACCTGCACGGCTTGCACCTGCCCGAGCTCGAACGGAGGAGAACCCTGACCCGTCATCTGCATGTGCCACGACCGGTACGCATGCTCTGCCTGAGGGAATCGCGCACGGAGTGCTAGAACGAATCCCTTCCCCCACCTGCCAGCATCGTTGCAAACATGGGCGATGATCTTGTTGCCCACAGCCAACGGCTGCGTTGCATCCCCCATGACGTACCTGATTCCGTTGTCAAATCGCTGCATTCTTCCTTACCTCGGCAAGGGTGTATTCCTTGCGCACGGAACCGTTCTCAAATACCGTCTGGAGAACCGAGTACGGTGCTTGTTCAGCGCCGCGGCGCAGCTTGACGGTCCTGAACTCTCCCTCGAAAACCTCGAGATCGAGACGGCCTCGCTTGCTCTTCTTCACGTTGTCCGTGACGGGTTCCTTGAAGACATCGATGTCCTTTCCGTCAGCAACGATGTGGCTACACTTCATCGCAAACTTCTGAGTATCGCGGTTGTGCTGCTGAAGCAGCGCGCCGCCCATCCCGAACGCAACGTTCGTGAGGCTGAAATCGGAGTCGGTGATGGTCTCGATGATCTCGACGATGCTTTCACGGTTGATTCCGTCGCCCTGGATGACTCGTACGTTGTTGAGGACCTTGTACCCCTTCGTGTTCACAGTCGAGCCAAACTTCTCCTCGAGTCGCTTGAGGCACTCAAGCACGACACGAGCAGGATTTCCAGAGTCAGGTCGGATGATGACCACTGCACCTGAGTCGATGACCTCCTGTTTGAGGGTCCCTCCCCAGATGTTCGAGCATGCATTGAAAATGTCGTACGAATCGCTCACCACGGCAACAAGCTTTCCCTTGCCACCGAATTGCTTGAGCATGTTCCTGTACGAATCTGCTTCATTTTCACGACCCCATGAGGTGATCGTGGAGTGTTCCGCTGCCGGGATCGAGAATGCGCTCATCGGCTCGTTGTAGCACTCGTTCGCGGTCATCACGCCGACGACGGTGTCACTTCCCATGAAGTTCACCAGGTGCGCAGCTCCTCCGATGCATGCTGATTCCTGGCTCGATACGCCGCGGGAACCGAAGTCATGAAGCTTGAACGCGATCTCAGCATCGGGATCGTCAGCAGTCTTCTTCAAGGCAACGTAGATGATCTTCTTGATCTCCCTGCTCTCCGTCGCGACGGTGATCGGGTACCAGATCCTGAGAAGCATCGTCTCGACCCAAGAGGTCACCCAGAAGCACCTTTCGCAGGTGTTTTCGACGGTGACAAGTGCATTTCCGGTCGGGATCACCATGCCTTCAGGCACCGCCCTGATCTTCAAGGGAAGGTACCCAAGATGATCATCGATGATATGATGCCATCCGCTTTCGTTGAACGGAACGCCATGAGCGGTGAAGAACTTCTTGGCCTCGAGCACGTTCTCTCGAGTGACCTTCTTCGTCAGGTACTCCTTGAGGTAGTACTGAAGGCCGAACATCACAGTTTCCTTGTCACGACCGCCCCTGCTCTCGATGTACGAGAACACGTTAGTGGTCTTGGGCGGGTACTGAAGCCAGTGACTCGCCTTGTAGCTATCCGTATCGAGAACGATGTTATGATTGCACATTTGACTCTCCGTTCATGCGCTATCGATCCTCACCGGATCAGCGCTTGTCGTTTCAGATCACCAACCAGAATCCTGAGGATCAGGCTCCGGTCGCAGAATTCTGCGAAGGCGATCACGTTCCGCCTCAAGCTGATCGCCTTCGCACTTGAGAACTTCTCGCGAGAGGTCAGAAACCTCACGTCTCAATCGGGCGAGGCGCTCGGTTTCTGTTTCGTAGATGTTGACGCCGCAGTCTAGACAGATTTCAGTGTACTGCTGGACGTTGTTGTGTTGACATGCCATGATCGCCTCTCAGAACCTTGCGGTGAAGTGGTTGATGATGTGCGCATGGTCCTCGAAGAACTCATCCTCACGTGCGGCAACATCACGAAGCGACATCCACCACGCCTTGTCGGCATCATCGGTTCCTTTCACCGAGATCAAAGGACCGTTGCCGAGGTTGAAGCAGAAGGCATGGGTGATCGTCCGACCTCGGAGCGAGCGGCCAGGATGATCGAACACCCGTTGATCGACTAGCGCTCGTTGAATATCGACCTTCTGAGCCTTGATCGAAGTTTCCTCCTTGAGCTCGCGAAGGCATGCGTTAAGAATGGTCTCGTTGTCATTGACGAATCCGCCTGGCAACGCCAGCAATCCCTTCCCAGGGTGTCCCCGGCGCCGGACGACAAGTACATGTCCGCTGCGGATGACAACAGCATCTACGGTCACGAAAACAGGAGGAAACGGTGCCGCTGACCACGACGCCTTGTACTCGACGATGTGCTTGTTTTCCTCGTGCAAGCGTTGGTACGTTTCCGTGGACTCGAACTCCTTGAGAAAGGTGAAGACCGGTGCTGGGACGAGATCCTTCACGCCGATCAGGTCATGCTCGAAGTAGAGCTTCCTGATGTGAGTTGCATCGGTCGGCATGTTGACATGCGTTTCGAAGAACTTCCACTGTGGGAACAAGCCCAGGTAGAACGACGAAGAATCCTTGTCGTGTCCGAACAGGACGACGTCCTCCGCACCTTCCGTGATCTGATCAACGTTCGAGAGCACCGACGTGATCCAGAAGTTATCGTTGTAGAGGAAGTCTCGAGCAGGGACGCAGGTCACCCGTGCTTGTTCCTCAGGGGTGAGGCAGGAGGTGATCATCTTCACGCGGTCGTCGTACGACCACGGATTCTTGACAGTTCGAGCATGAAATGCCGAACCAACGACGATGATCAAGCGCTTCGCGCTCTCCAGAGCAGTCTTTACGATCGAAAAGTGAGCGACATGAAATGGCTCAAAACGACCGATGAACACACCGAATTCATGCATACGTCCTCCACGTGAAACCAGCTAGCTCTCACTGAGCATCGTTGCTGGCCGACAGTTGGTGTCAAGAATACACTATCATACGCAAGCCAGGATTTTCACCTGTTCGAGTTTTTTCTCGACACAGCTCGTCCTGACATCCTTTCCCAATCACGACCCTCGAGAGGAACGACCTCGAGGTTTTTCTGCCACACGGCCTCCATGACGGTCGGTTTCACACCGATATTTTTCGCTACGAACATCAAAGCATTGAGGTCCTTGGGAAAACAGTGCCCGCGGGCTCCGGGAATGCCGTCAGGACCCGGCACGTCCATGTGCGAGCCTCCCAATCGATGATCACGCTTGGCGTACTCGACAACCTTATCGTAATCGATGTCTAGGCCCCTGTCGTCGAGAGCACGGCAAACTTGCTCGAGCTCGCAGCTAAGAACGACACGAGCAGCAAGCTGCACGTTCGTGAAGTACTTCACCATCTCAGCTGTCGTGCTCGAGGTCTTGATGATCTCGACGTTCGGAAACGCCTTCTTGAAGACGAGCTTGACAGCGTTGATGTGAGGCCTAGGGCCTCCGAGCAGGATCCGATTCTGGTTCCTCATGTCATCGAGTGCGTTCGCCTCGGTGAGGAACTCTGGGTTGAACACAATCCTAAGTCCTGTCGAGGCAAACGACTTGTTCCATCGTTCCGTCGTGCCGGGCGGAATCGTTGACTTTACAACTGCGATCCGCTCACCGGCTACTGACGCTAACTCATTCAGCACCCGCTCGACGATCGATAGGTCGGCTTCACCGTCCTCGTACATGGGGGTTGGCAAGCAGACAAAGTACACACCGGAGAATCCGGGTGTGCTCTCGCATGAGCCAACAAAGCCCTGAATTGGAGTCGGCTCTCCAGGTTGTCTTTGCACCAAAGCGCCTGAATCAGAGCTGGAGCCAAACGCTAGCTGCGCTAGCCTCTCTGGTGAGAGGGTGATGACGGTTGGGAGAGTCCCTCCGGGAGCAATCTTTCCTGTCTTGTCATTGACGAGAACATCGAAACCCCGCTCAGCAAAAACCGTCGTTAGCGACCCGCCGACGAACCCTTGACCGATGACGCCGATCGACTTCTTCACCTTGCTCATGGCTGAGCAACCTACAACCCGCGACGGGCGTGTTCAGCTGTCAAGAAGCGTTGCTGACACAGTCGACCAACCCGGGGCTGTTTTCACCGCAGCAATCGATGCTTGTACGATCGCATCAGCATCATCAGCTGGAATGGATAGGACAAGATCAACAACCTCCCTTGCTTCGTCGACTGACCCAACAAACGGCGTCGCGCTGAAGATCCGAGAGAGGTTCCATGCAACGTATTCATCATCGTGCTCTCTAGAGGAGAAACAACCTTGTGATGCGCACTCGACATCACGTATCCACAACGCGTGAGGATCGTTCAGCATCATCCTTCCTGACGCTAGCTCAACGTCCCATTCAACGCGCTCTGATCTGATCATCATCTTGCAGTCCGCGACCAGATCGAGGTACGAGCGATAACCGAAGCCTGACTTGACTATCTCTACCTTCGTTCCTGCCTTCTCGAGAGCATCAAAGAACTTTTGCCTACGTGGATACATTGTTCCACAGAAGACGACGTTCTTTTTTCTCTTGGCCCACGGGATGGGTTCACGACAGTACGATGGGTGCATCCACATCTGAACGAACCGCGATCTGATCCCTAACGCCCTGACCTGGTCAGACCACCACGTTGATGTGTTCAGGAAGCTGGTGACGTTCAACGAATCGTTGATCCTCTTGTACGATCCGAAGTGTGGCGATGAAACGATGAACGATTCCCATGGGTCTTGCTCGTATATGAACACAGGTCGATCGGACAACGCAGCCTGAACGCTCTTCAACGTCCTGTCAAGCGTTCGTAGCTTCAACCTTGACATCACGATACCAGGCAACGATCGTACACGATCGACCTCGGAGATCGGAACGTATGTCACGTTAAAGCGCGACTCTAATTCCAAAGAGAGCTGGTGCTGGTAGCAATTTTCCCTAACGTAGGGAATGCTATCGATGATGCACGTAAGATCAGTCATGTTCAGCTGACATGAAGATCTTCGTACCATCGACCACGATGTACGGCTTGGGCATCCCAGGGAACGTCAACGCCCTGACGTTACGAGCGAACGTTTCTGGGTTCGATGCAAGCAGCTTATGGTCAATTTCGTGCACGAGATCCTTCTTTTTGTACATCTTGTAATCTGGTAGTGGTTCAATGAATTCTACCTTCGCTAGCCTATCCTTGCTCAATGCGATAGGAAGGTTGTCCTTCAACATCTCTAGGCCGGTCCTGTTGATTCGCTCGAACAACGAACCCGCAGTATCATCTGGTTCAATCATCACCATCCTGGAGTCGAGGATCGGGCCATCGTCTAGCTTATCTGACATGTAGTGCAGCGTTGTCCCGTGATGGATCTCTTCGTTCATGATGGCCCACGTTGCGGTGTGACGGCCGCGGTACCTCAACCTGTACGAGTGATGAAGGTTGAGGATTCCCATGGGGACTGACCTGATGATCTCGCCAGAGATGATCCTCCAGTAACCCAACGAAAGGATCATGTCGCTGTCAGCAGCTAGCTCCTCGAGCGTGTGATTGTTGCGCTTGTCAGAGTAACCGTCGACGTTGTTTGCGTAGATCGGATCTTCATTGTCGATGTAACCGCTGATCTCGAACTTGATGCCGTCCTTTGATGCTAGCCACTCGATGTACGGTACGAAATAGTCACGACCGATCGTCAGGATTCCAAGACGCTTCATGTCAACCTCACTAGAGCCGATCTCACGAGATCATCGTACCTCGACGTCGCAGCATCAAACGCTACACGAAAACGTTCGTCAGAGTAGTTGAACCCACCAGCGTTGAACGATGCTGCCATGCTAGCACCGATGAGTGCAAGGCCTCGTTTTCTTTCTGGCTTAAGCCTGTACGCTTTTTTCACTCGATCAAGAACGTCTGATTGTCGTTTCAACATTCTGTGCAATCCAAAGTGAAATGCTTGTTCATCTGTCGCGTTGTAACAGTGATAACCAGCAGGTCGTAGCTCCGGAGGGACATCCTTTGACTTGATTACGATATCGTGATCAACATCGATCCCACGATCGCAGAACAGATCGCTTGACGTATCATTGAACGTGACCCGCGGGTGAAAGCAATTCAATCCGTTGATGGCACCGTCTGTGAAGAAATCAGCCAACGGTGCCTGGATCCCGGTGATCCTAGGATTTGAGGACATCAACGTCCAGAACGATTCAAGGATCACGGAACCAGCGAGCATCGTATCAGCGTCCAGTTTGACGAACATGTCCTGTTCATGCTTTGCATCTCGCCATGCCTGCCACAGCTTGTTGTGGGCTTCCTTTTCAGGAAGGTTCGAGATGATGTGATGCTTGACATCCACGTTCTTCTGAAGCCTGACGGAATCGATGCATGCTTGAAGATCACCCTCGCCTGCAAACATCGTTCCAACGAACACGCGAGGTAGCATCATGCCCAATCTTCTCTTAGCATATACATCGCGATCTGATCGTGGAATACGCCATCACGTAGAAGCGATTGAACGCGGCGACCCTCTTCCCTGAATCCCAGGTTTCTGTACACACGTTGACCGACGTTGTTGAACGCTGCTGTCGTTAATGACACCCTGTGCATGCCAAGATCAACGAAACAGTGATGCAGCATGTGCTCCCACATGTGCTTGGCGAATCCCTTACCACGTTCTTCCTTGACGATATCGGCTCCGAGCACGCAATTTTTATTGACGTGATCGATGTCATAGAACTTGGTGAAACCGATCATGAACGAACCCAAGTAACCAGCTGTTTCGAGCTTCTTAAAGATGAATCGTTCCTGCCTCGGATCGGATGATGTTTGTTTCCACCATGCCATGTGCTCATCGAGCGAGATCGGAGTTGGATGCGTAAGATTCCTGAGAACCTCAGGATCGTTGTGTAAAGCACACAACCAACCATGATCCCGATCGGTCACTGGGACCAGCGCGAACTGGTTGCTGATTCGATGCGATCTCATAGAACTTCCTTGATGATCTCAACGATCTTTTTGATGTCGTTTGGCTCGAGCCACCACCCGCAAGGCAGGCTGAACTGTGTTGATGAAAACTTGTCAACGCCTGGGAGTGGCTTCATGAAGCTCTTGAACGCTGTGTACGTGTGATTGGGCACATGCACGACACCCGCCATCACTCCGCGATCGTTCAGCGCTTTCAAAATGCGATCACGTTGATCAGCTAGTTCACCAGTCAAGCGCACTGTGTACACCCAATGTGACGATCCTGCGAACCCGGGCTTCTCAAGCGGCACGACGCACTTGACGTCGTCAAGCAGTTCATCGTATAGCCTGGCGTTCGATCGATGTGCAGCGATCAGCTCGTCGATGTACGTCAGCTGTGTCAAACCTATCGCTGCAGCGAGGTTGTTCATATTGAACTTGTAACCGGCCTCGACGATGTCGACATCCCATTGCTGACCCTTCCAATCGCCCTTCTCGTCCTTCGCTTGATCACGATCGAGCCCAAACCATTTGAGCGCTTTTGCACGCTTATGATGGAGCATGTTGTTGCAGATGAGTGCACCACCGTCGCCGGTCGTGAAGTGCTTGATTGCCTGGAAGCTGTAGCACGTAAAGTCAACGAACTGGTGGAGTTGTCGACCGAAGTACGTCGCATCAAATGCATGTGCAGCGTCCAGGATGAGCTTCACGCCCTTATTTGAGCACAGGTCGCTTAAGCTCTTGAGATCTGGTGGTGTTCCAGCCCAGGCAACGGCGATGACTGCCTTGACTCGCTTTCCTTCTTTACGAAGATCATCGATCGCGATCGAGACCTTCTTTGGATCGATCATCCCAGTCGCTAGGTCGATGTCAGCCCACTCGATGTTCGCTCCCAACGAGATGATCGGCGTGTTGGTGGCAACGCATGTCATCGACGTTGAAATGACATAGTCTCCATGACCGACATCCGAAAGCTTAAGCGCCAACGTCAAAGCGCTCGTGCAGCTGTTGAGAAGCGAGAGCTTGTCAGTTTGAAAACGCTTCTGAAGGGCCGCTGTTAGCTTGACAACCTCCTCACCTTCGTTGATGAAGCCAGATGCTAGTACGTTGTTGATCCCAACAACGATGTCTGGAGCTTTTGCGTGAATCTTGAAAAGAGGGTACTTCTTCATGAGTTCCTGTTTGTTACGATCTCTTCGATCGACAATCCCTTGAACTGTGCCAACGGCATGTCGATGATGCCGAGGTTGGAAAGGTGCTGAGAAAGCTGTTCCTTCGTCATGACATCATCATTTGATGTGTACGTGAACCGCGGCGTCTCTCCGGTCAAGAACGCAGGACCGATCACGTAGTTCTTTCGTCCTTTGCCGTTCTCAAACTCACGGACGCGGCATGATTCAGATTCGTTGATCAGATCCTCGTGCAACTTTTCACCAGGCCTCAAGCCGATGATGTTGATCTTTGCTTTGAACCTCTCAGCAAAGATTTCAGCAAGATCTCCGATCTTCATCGAGGGCAGCCGAGGAATCCACGTATCGCCAGAAACGCCGTGCTCGCTCAGAGCGACCTCGATGAGATCCACAGAATCGTCAAGCGTCATGACGAACCTTGTCATGTTTGGATCGGTGACGGTCAAACAGCCTGTGTTCTCTGCTTGATACTTGAAGAGCGGGATGATGCTACCTCGAGACTCGAGAACGTTGCCGTAACGGACACAGACGTATTTCACGCCAAACCTGGGCGTCAGCGCTTGTGATGTTACGATCCTCTCTGACAAGGATTTACACATACCGTAGACGTTGACTGGCGCGCAGGCTTTGTCCGTGCTAACGAACAGCACGCGACTTGGGGGTACGGGTGTTGAATTCACAACATCGATGACGTTTGTCGTTCCGATGACGTTTGTCAGCATGCTCTCGCCGGGGGAGAGCTCGCAGGTATCAACCTGCTTGAGAGCTGCGGCCATGATCACAGTCGATGGTTCGACCATTCGCATGACATCATGGATCCTGTTCTTGTCCCTGACATCGCCGACGTGAAACTTCACGTTGTCACGCGTTGTCGTAAGCTCGTTCCTGATCGTCCAATGCTTGGCTTCGTCCCTTGAGTAAACGTGGACGAAGTTGTTTGTTGCCAACCTTTCGATCAGCTTCTTTCCCAGCGAACCGGTGCCGCCGAAGATCAGGTAACGATGCTTCATCGCCCAATCCTACGTTAGTAACCTCACCTTGTACTCGCCGAGGGGAACGATTGACGCATAACGCGTCTGCTTGTAGCCAATCTTCTCCAACGTAGCAGGATCTGACCAGGAACCTGTGATGACCTTCGATCCATATGGGTTCATGTCGCAGTTGTACATTCCGCCGTCCAGGATTCCTGTTGACTGATAAAGCTTCCAGTACTCCTGCTGAAACGTTAGCTCCGTGAACTTTCCGTGAACGTTGAGTTGAGCAAAAACATGCCTCATCGCGTGAAGTCGATTCAACGCAGGAAGTTGCGTTAGAAAGTTCGAACGCCAGACATTTCCCGACAGGTCGTGATGATCGAACTTGATGCTATGACCTGTGATCTTGTTCGTATGCGATTGCCACAGGCCTGAACGAGAACCTGCGACCGGACGATCCTTGTCGTACAATCGGCAGTTTGTGATCGAGTATTCGTGCAACCTGACAGAGCCAACATCAAGCTGTTCATCAAGGAATTGCATGCACTCGCTCATCGCCGAGTAAGCGTAGTGCATCATGTCAGATTCAATGATGTACGTGTATGAGGATCTAGGTGCATTGATGAGGTGAGGTGACTGAAGCCACCAATCGATCGCCGACCAGTACCCCACGTTTCTCTCCGATTGATGCACGTACTTGAACGTACGTTTCAACCTATCGACGATCCGATCATCGGTTGATCCATTATCGAAAACGATCACATCGTCCGAATAATCAGGGATCTGCTCAACGATGTTGTCGATAACCTGATCGAGAATGATCGACCTGGAGTTCTCCAGGCAGCACGTGACAAGAAGGATCGCTGGGTTCATACGAGCTGAAGCATGTTTCTGTAGGGTTCGTATCCTTCGGGCAACCTCCAACGTTGAACGTTGGGGATCGTTGGACTTGCTAGCAGCACATCGTCATTGATAGCTGAACGCGGGAGAACCTGCGAAGCGATACCAACCTCTCGTGAAACGACGGGGATGCCTAACAACCCACACTCGATCAAGGATTGAGGCCCTCCCTCGCACCTTGAGGTGCACGGGTACAGATCCAGCGTTTGATAGAGTTCGTTGACAGTTTCTTGTGACGGGCGCTCGATGTACGTGAACGGTACCTTTCCATCGAGCCTCGAGATGACGTACTGCCTACGCCAGCCTGCCAGGAGGACGTGCACATCGTCCCTTTGTCGTGCCATCGAGATAATGGCATCGCACAGAAGGTCCGGACCCTTTTCCAACTTTGGAAGGAAAACTCCATTGTGGATTCCAGCTCCCTCCGTGTCCCTTTGGAACGAACCTATGACGAACGCTGAACCCGGGATCCCGTACTTCTGTCGAAGCTCAAGCTTGTTGCCTGTTGGACGCCAGATCTTGTCGTTCGCCCAGTAGTGCAGCAGGTGTATCGGTTTTTGCGTGTACTTCCTGATGAAGTTTTCAGTTTCTGCGTTGTAGACATGGTACGCCGATGTGAACTGATCGCGACGCCTGAATTCGTCTGCAGCGACAGGCCCAAATTTTTCGGGCACGATGTGATGAACTGACGTCACGATCTTCTTCTGACCGAGCACCTCATAGGGAAGCTTGTTGAAGCACCAGTCAGCTAACGCCCAGATGACATCAGCATCCTTGGGATTTTTCACGATGATGTCAGCGTTGTCGGCGTTGAACTCATCAACGAATCGATCAACGATCCAATCCTCACCAGGAGCTAGGACGAAAACCTTTCTCATGCGTTGATCACCCTTTCGAACTCTGAAACGTACTGCTTTGCAACGTTCCTGATGTCGATGTCAGATGGAGGACCCAACCATTCCTTCGGAGGCAGCTTCACGCGTGATACGTCGATGTCTGGTGGGTGCTTGTAGTCAAAGAGACCATGATCGTACGGCACCTGTTCATCGACAACGAGCCCGAAGTTACTAACGATCTCCTTTGTCCCGCCGACGTTCGAGCAGACGACTGGCGTACCCTGGCTGATAGCTTCAACGACAACGTTTGGGCAGTGATCAGCCCATGCAAGATGAAACATCCAGTTCGACACCGCAAACACCTCAGCACATACCTCGGCCGGTTGGTTGCCGGCGTAAAGAACGTGAGGATCTGAGGTAACAACGTCAGGATTGCTACCCAGGACGATGATGCAGCTGTTGGGATGCTGCGTACGACGTATGTGGTCGAACAGTTCGATGTTCTTCTTCAACCTTTTCTGTGAGTGCCAGTTCGCAGAGCACACGAAGATCTGATCGTAAGTTTGCCTGATCTTCATCAAGCTAGCGATCTTGATGTCTCGTACTGGCGCTTGCTCGATACCATTGTGAATGACTGTCCCCGGACGCTCGTGCCAGAGGTTGCACGTCACCCGTCTATCGAACATGGATTGCCAGATCACCGAATCAGCCGTATCGTACAGATCTTTGATCCTTACGTTCTTTGACTTGAATTCGTCAGGTGCAAACCAGATCCCGTCAAGCCTTTGCACGATCTTTTTTGCTAGCTGTTGACCCGATCGTTCGATGAAAACTAAAGAGACATCGGCCGAATCACCAGAGCTAGCGATGTCATGACCTTGGTTGATCAGCTCCTTCGCCAGTCGGGTGCCGAAGTTGTTTGGACCGTTCGTTGAACCGAACGCGACGTTGTCGAAGTGCACCCTCATGATCGTTGCTTGACAGCTTGGATCACCGGGATCGCGAACTCCGTTCCGCTCCACATCACCGCGATCAACGCTAGTTCCCTTGTCTCGATGTTCTCGAGCTTCGCCCTTTGGGTGAAGATGTTAGGGTCTAACTCCTGGGTGTTGTTGACGAGGACGGCATCGTAGTACTGCTGGGCCATGTAGTTCACGCTCTCGTTGGAGAGCTGTACGTTTGATGTCTTGAACAAATCAGCCAGCGTTTCGAAGATCTTCATGTACGCTTCAACGCACGAAGTGAGGTTGAGTGAACGGTCCTCGTCCTTCAGAAACTTCAGCTTCTCGCCTAGAAGCTTGCTCACGACATCGTTGAACTTCGATTCCTTCATGATGCTGTCCTCGCTGCGTACTCCTTGTGAAGATCTTCACCGAATGGTGTTTCAACGAAGAGGTTGTGGAGCAGCTGGACATCATTGAAATCCAACATCGATAGCTTGTACTCGTGGATGACGACCAGATCAACTACTCGTTGCTCGCCGCGGTCGGTTGTCGTGAACGTAACGAGCTTGAAATACTGATCCGCCAGCCACTTGACAGCCGGCTGCGACAGCTTATGTCGACTAGCGCTGAACACGGCATTCAACGTGTCGTTGATCGTTTCCCTGATCAGGTGCAACGTCACCGGAGTCATCGGTTCGTTCGAAAACTTCTTGAGCTTCGATGCTAGCTGAATGTCAAGCAGTTGGTAGAACCTGACGTTCTGTTTTTGTTCCTGCATGCACCAGACTATACACCCTCGATGAAATCGACGTATCGCCACACATAACCGCCTGCAACAGGACGTTTCCCCTGACACACAAGTTTTATGTTCTTTACGTTCGTGATTTGCACAGCGTATGACAACGATGGGAATTCTGCAATGATCTCCCCGTCGATTGTCAACTGTTGCACACGTTTTTTCTGCGTGTTCGATTCATGCGCTTTCAATCGTTCTTTGGGATCAGCATATCGTTTTTGTTGCGCTAGCGCATGATTTTGAAGCTTGATCGGGTCTGATTTCGCTTTTCTTATTGCTTCTCCTAATCGTTGGCGTTCATCAGGGCTCGAGTACAATACGATTTTACTTTCGCTGATCTTTTGACGCTCGACGGCACTTTTGATTCGTGGAAGATGATGATTTCCCGGATTTCCTTCACCTCCCGTCGTAAAATTCGATCCTAAACTAGTGGGATAATCGTAATGATACGTGTGAAGTTCAACAATCTTAGATTTTTCCCACTCGATCAAAAGATCGTACGCGTTAATCGAGACACACTCAACTCGACGAACAATTCCATGCTTTTGAACAACGTTCGTATGTTTCTTGTTGCTACGATCAAGTCGACGTACGCGAGCGACGTTGCCAATTCCAACGTAAAATGGAACGCCCTCGCTCGTGTAATCGCAGTAACCAAACGCTAAACTAGATCGACTCAATGAATCGAACGTACTGTTCGATGCACGGTCTCCATTCTTCAAACCTAACATTATTGGGGATGAACTTACCTCCAATGAGGATCGATTCGAGTTCTTCCCAAGAACGATAGACGTGATCTTCACCTGCAAATTCCACACATCCTCCACCATCAACATGAACATAGGTAGGAAGACCAGCTGAAATCGACTCACTGATGTGATTCGGACCGGGATCAAAACGACTTGCACTGACGTACACATCGTACCTGCCAAGCTGCTCCCCGAGCTTCTCGGCATCGAGCGGGGGCACGGACTTCGTGTTGGAGAAACTACGACGGTCGCGACCGATGTACGTGAACGTAAAGAGGGGGTTTTCACCAACGAACTTGTCCAGCTTGTCGTAGATGTCGAAGCCCTTCAGTTCGTTGTTGCTCCAGTGATGAGCAACGATGTTGATCTTGTCGTTGTTGAGCTTCTGTCGGGGCGCAAAAATGACCGGATCGACGCCGTTCTTGATGACGATGTTGTTCTTGCACTCCCAACCCCTCGACATGAAATAGTCCATCAGCCAGTTCGATACGAACACCGTGCCGTCCATGAACCCGCTGGCCTCGATCAGGGCCTCGTCAACACCCTTCGTGCCCTTTCGAGCGTCGTTCTCGTTTACCCTGAGGATCAGCTTGACATTGCGTTGACCCGACATCATCGACTTGTACATGTACGCTTGTTCAGCGGAAATGCCAGCTGATTCAGCCTGAAGTCCAACGATGACAGCGACATCGAGCGGCGTCGACAGTTCGTTGCAGTGAACCGCGGTGTGGCCAAGCTTCGGGATGACATCATACATCGCGTTGATGTATTTCGCACCGCCTCCCCAAGGGCCCTCAACAGGACGACGATTGATGTAGATGTTCATGATAGGATGTTACCACATCATGAACGTGAGGTTCACTTTGAGACAGTTGAGGGGGCTCGACGGCCATCGCGACGTACACCCTTCACGGTGAGCGCGGTTCTACGACCCGGTTTGTCCTCACGGTCTACCTTGAAGCTGGTATCATCATCGATCCAAACGACCTTCGTGCGACCTTCGTGGCCATGGATGGCTTCGATCGTTTCGATGTCAGGGTAAAAGCTCAGAGCGCACTTCGTCTGAAGCCACGTCATCGCACACCATTTCGTATCGAATTCGCAGCCTTCGGCGACGATACCGGTGCCAGAGACACCAGATGCATCCTCGATACGTTGCAGGTAAAATCTTCTCACAGCGCTTCCTCCCAAGGCTTTCCTTGCGACACGTAACCTCGTGTGCGAATGAAATCAGCCTCTGACTTCTGATACCTCGCGTCGTCGGTTTGATACACAGCACCGCCTTGTTCATCGATGGTGTAATGGTAGAGTACCTTGTTGAGGAAGAATTTCACACGAGCGTTGTGCAGAACCGGGAGGTACAAGGCTTGGTCACCAGCTCTCTTCACCAGGTGACCGTCCTGATTGGTGAAATTCTCGTATGGGATTCCATTGATCAAGCGTTTGCGAAAAGTCTTGAGATGACTGGTGACCCACGGATGGGCATATACGTCCGCTGTCGGAGGCAGAGGTCCGCTGATGTTTCTGTCGGAAAATCCCCATCGATGAGCCGACCAAACGCAATCGATCTGCTCGTGACGCCCGTAAATGCCAGCTAGCATAGCGAGAGCATCAGTATCAGTCAACCAGTCATCAGCGTCGAGCCTGCAGATGATATCGTCGTCTCTGCACAACTTGATGCCCTCGAGAACGTTTCTTGTCTCCCACCTCTTCTCATCGTTCCAGATCACATCGATCTTTCCCTCAGCTAGCGACGGGTCGACGATCGCCTGGAATCGCGAAACGATCTCTTTTTCCTTGATGAGCTCGTCGTTGGGCGACACGTCATCGATCAGGATCAACTTCCAATTCGTGTACGATTGTGCAACAAGGCTTGCTAGCATCTGCCCGAGTGTCGAGGACGCTGAAAACATCGGAGCGACGAACGCAAATTGAATATCACCACTCAGCACTGTCAACACCATCACGCGTGAACAGAACCTGACCGTAGTTGACCTGCTCGTCGGTGAACCTTCTGTCATCGAAGAAAATGCGCCTGTCCATGATGATCAGCTCTGGTTCGTTGTATCCTTCAACCTTCCAATCGATCTCGTCGATCGCGGCCCGACACTGGATGCCTGGATCGTCCTTCGTTGGCAGGTGATAGTCGTCCATCAGGACGATCTTCGGGTTCTTGTCGCGACAGAGCTCCCAATCTGACTTCGTTCCCTGATAGGAGTGATCGCCGTCGATGTACACGAGGTCGTGATTTTCCTTGATGTTGGGAAGCACTGACGCCGATGTGCCCTTCATGAAGGTAACGTAGCTGAACCATTCCTTCGGGAAGACGTGTTGAAGCGCTCCGATGAACTTCTCATCAAGAGCGGGGTCGATGGTCGTGATCTTGCCGTCGATTCCTCCATCGTGAAATGCCCTGGCAGCGCAGAACGTGCCGTAACCTCGTCCAAATCCGATCTCCAACATCGATGTCAGGTTCAGCTGCCTGATCAGGTAGTAGATGAGGATCCCTCGTTCGTAGTTCGAACGAAAGTACGCGCCGTACTTCTTGTAGTTCTCATCCGATGACTTCCTGTCACGCTTCGCGGTGTACTCGCCGATGTAATCAAAATCGCCGAGGATCATGCCGTCGACGGCGACACCCATGTTGTCAAGCTTTTCCTTGATCCCGATCGTCTTCATACGTTCACCCTATTGGGCAAACGATAACCGTTGCCTCCTCGAGGTCCTACACCCAACAGCTTCTCTAGTTCACCTCGCTTGACCATCTTAGCAAGCGCGCTCGACACTGCATCAAGCCTGAGCGGAGGATCAGCGTTCGCATGATTCGCCCAATTCGTGATCGTTGTAGCTGTTAAACCTTCATTGCGAAGTTCATGATTGGTCAAACATGATTCGATCCATTGCCTGATTGTCATGATTTCATCCACTTGGGCTGAGTTCTCGTCGATTTCATCGACGGTGTGATTTGGCCCTTCCATTTCGAGTGCCAGATGTGCCCGCCGGTTGTCTGAAGCCTCGTCGCCAGATCCTTGATCATCTCGTCTGTGACCTCGGACCATGGCACATCGAACATCATGTTGTTCTCTGCCGTATCGGCGATGCTCTTGCCATACAGGGAATTCCAATGCCGCGTCCAGAACGAACGGTACAGCTTGATCTTTCTCTCAAGATCGAACCAACTGTAGTGAAACACTGTCGGAAGGTGCATCGAAGCAGCGTTCAACCACGATTCGTACTGTGTTAGAGCATCCTTCGAACCCATCGTCGCGATGGTTCGAAGATTTTCGATGTCCTGCGTGTAGAAAGAAACGTGAGGCAACCTTTCGCCGGTAGTTTTGCTGATCATATCGCAACCATCAGTGCCTTCGGCGGCGATGTCAAGACCCTCTGGCGACTTACGACGCATGTCGACTGGGATCCCGTGCGTAATGTCCTGACTATTCCTGCTCAACCGCCACTTCCATGGTTGGACATCGATGCGAACCTTGTCAGGTCCTCCCCAATACTCGATGACGGGCAGGGAGATGACGTCAAGTTCCTTAGGAAGAGCTCTGCATAGCTCGAGGATCTTCTTTGCGTCGTCCTCATGCACGATCTCATCTGAATCCATCTGCCAGCAGAAGTCCTTCGTGCACATCTCACGAGCGGCTGCTTTCATGATGCCATCGTAGACAGCGGAATTCTTCGCGGTCCAATCGATATTGTGAAACACCCTGACGTTGATCCGAGGATCTTTTTTGGCGCCGCCCGAGAGGACGTCTGGAAAATCGACGAACGGTGGCCCGCCAAGCTTTCCGACCTCGAGGTCGATGATCTTCAAATCAGTCGCTTCAGCGAACTCTGCGGTCGGATACGCCAGGGCGACCAAGGCATCGATCGTTGACTCGTCGGTGCTTCCGGCATCAGCGATGTTCACTTCATCACAGAACTCGAGCATGCTCTTGATGCACTGGATGAACGGATACTTCTGCGAATGACAGTTGTACGTCGTGGTGTACCCGCTGATCGCTGGCCTGTAGTCCATCGCAGCTTTGATCCCGGTCCAAAACGTCTTCGTTGCCGTCGACAGGTACTCCTCGATTGAGTTGAGATCATCCGTCGCGAACCATTCCTCATCCTTGTGCTGAACGTTCTCGTTCAACTGGAGCTTGCAACCCAAAAGCTTAGCTTCGATCACCATCCGAGGGCATGTATCGCCACCCGGGGGCAGGTAAACGAGTCCCTCTGCCATCGAGAGCTTCTTCAGGAATGCCTCGTAACCGATGCCACCGACAAGCTCGTAATCCTTGCCGGTTCTCTCGCACCACGCTTTTGCAGCTTCGGTACCCTTGATCCATGACTGCGAATCGAGAACGATCCAACCCTTTCTCTCGGTGGAAGCTGAAGCTTCTCGTAGCTGCTTGAGCGTTAGCAACGTACGGAGATCGAAGACGCTGGAAAGCACTGTGTTGTCCCTGTCACCAAGGAACGGGAACATCATCATGTAACGTTCCTTCTGCTTCTCTGACATCCACCAAAGGTGACATGATCCGTAGAAGAACGCTGAGATCACCTTTCCGGTGACGTCATTGTGACAATCGCAAACAGACTTCGTGATCTCAGCATGCTTTTCTGGAGATCGAGCCTTGCAGTACTTGTAGTCGTATTCGAGTACAGAATACCTGACGTTGCCGACGATGCTCGGGATGAGCTGAGGGCTGATCTCGGCGATGTTCCCGAAGATCCAAAACTTGTCGGTGTTGTCCTGGATGAGCTGAGCTGTCAAGGATTTCGACTTGACCTTAGCGACTTCGAACGGAGATGCATCGATCAACGCTTGGGACGTTAGCTCGGCTCCTCCGATGAGCTCATCCGAGAAATAGTCGGCGACGAACACGATTTTTGCTGATGGCGGAATGCTGGCCGCGCTTCCGAACAAGCTAGAGCTGAAATCGAACATGCGATGATAACCTAGACCGGTCTTCATCGTTGTACACTTCTAGCGCTCTCTCGCGACTACTTAAGATCATCTCGAGTGATCTGTATCTGTCTATCGAATAGCGGTTAAGAGTTAACTGCTTAAGCTATCTGATCCTTACTAGATCTTAAGATCTGGATCTAGATCTTCGGGCGCGTGGAGCATCATGACATCAAAGAAGATCGTGAAGAGATTACCTGACAAGATCAAGCCTGCTGAGAAAAAATCACGTAGGTTGAGTTCATTTCCTCCTCCTAGCGATGAGACCACGGATCAGATTGCGAACATTCACAAGAAGATTCAGAGCAGTTCAGCGTTGAACGGAGGGTTTGAAGCCGTGTCATCGATGGTCAAAAAGATAGAGAGGGATCAGGAGAAGCTTGTGGAGACCGTTCAGGACATCCACAACGTGATCTTTCATCCCGACGACGGCTTGTTCGCCAGGGTCAAGGACGTCGAGACGATGAAGGATCGACTCGCTGAGATCAGCATCATAGAGGATGCTGTGGACAAGCTTCAACAACGAGTCGACATCGGCGAGAAGGACATCACACGTGATAGAAAAACCATCGAGGATAACGACAAGGTCACAAAGGTGCATGTCGAGCAGCTCAAGGAGTTGAATCGTCTAAAAGATCGATTCGATGTCATCTGGAAGTGGGTGCTGCTAGCAATTGCAGGTGGCGCGACGACCATGGTCGGAAAGGTCGTGTACGGACTGCTGAACAACCACGTTCAGTTTCGTTGAACAGCTCCAGGTCGTTTGGTACGATGTGATGTGGTGTCACAGATCATCGAGCACCTTGAATCAGCGTTGAGCATTTCATCGCTGCTTGTCAATGGACGTCAGGGCCCTGTCGTTTCGATTGGGCCACAAGCGTTCACGACATGTCGTTCAAGCGATGACGATGTCAACTCCTTCATGTCGATCATCATCCAGCATGCGATGAAAGCGGAACGCCTGTACCCAGGCACGTTCCTGTTGACCGTTCGAGCCATCCTAGAAAACTTGAAGCAGGTTCGCTCTGGGATTCCTGTCCGACGCCAGGGAAAGAATGTTAGCGTGTCCCGAGAGGCAGTTTCAAGGGCTGCTACGAGGCATGATCTTGATGAGCTTCTTGCTGCTTGCCTCGATGGCACGAACGAGGAAGTTTCGACGATGATACGTGAGGCGATCGATCTTGCAGGTCACGGTGGAAGGATCATCGTCGAAAAATCATCAAATTCAAACAACAGCATCGAGCTCGTCTCAGGTTATACGTTCGCTTTCGAGCCGTCGTGGCCTGTGACGTTGAAGGAGACGTCACCGAAGATCATCTGCATCGATGGGTACGTCGAGTCAGTTTCGGAGCTTCATCGACTGTTCCAGGAGACGTCAGAAACAGGTTCAACCGTCCTGCTTTTCGTAAGGGCGTTGTCTGATGATGTGAAGCATACCATCAAGGTCAACAACGATCGAGGAACGTTGAGGGTAATACCCGTCATCGTGCCGTTCGAGCTCGAGGGCATCAACACGTTGAACGATGTTTCGATAGCAGCTGGCTGCAGGTTGATCACGTCGTTGCTTGGCGACGTGATCAGCAACGTAACGTTGGCTGATTCATCGGTCGTTGAATCGTGCAGCATCGCAGGCAGGAGCATCAGCTTCGTTCAAAGATCGACGATGAGATCTGTTTTCTCGCATGTTCGTGAGCTACGAACAAAACGTGAGAAGACTGACGTGGATGACGTTGCTGATCTGCTCGACAAAAGGATCAGATCGTTATCGCCGAACCACGTCATCGTCAAGTTCGTCGATGATCACGATTACATCGCCGCAGCAACGGCTGCGGACTCATCGCTCAGGGCGTTGAGAGCGCTTGTGGATTACGGAGTGCCCGGCCCAAAGAACGATATCGTGAGAAAGGCCGCCGCCGATTGCGTAGCGGCCATCACGGGATCTGTGATCACTTCAGATGATCGAGATCATCGAGTGCATCGATGATCGCTTTCAATGCCGCCTGACTGACGTTGTTCTTCTTGTCGATCCCAGCATCTCGAAGGGCATCGAAAGCCTTTGCGCTGCTAGGCGATCCACCGGATACCTGAGCGCCTGGTGCAACAGTCCCAGGCTTCGTTGTCGCAGTACCCGCTGATGCTTGGCTGCTCTGCGCGGCGCCTGTACCAGTCGAACCAGTCGTGCCAACAGCACCTTGTTGTGCTGCTCCTGCTGCGGCTTGTGATACTGCTTCTACGTTCTTCAAGCTGGAAATCACGCTGTTCGAGATCGTTTTGACGTCCGACAATTTCACCGACAGCATGTTCTTCGCCAGCTGCTGCAATCCTTTCCTCCCCTTGAGGTACTTGTCCGACCACGACTTTCCAGCCGCCGCGATCGCACCCTCAGGCTTCAAGCCCTTGATGATCACGTTTTGAAGATCGGTTAGCTTCTTTCTGTCCTCCGGTGCCAAGCTTCCGAACGATGCCATGTCGAGGTTCTCGCTCGATTGACCGGTGATGATGGTGCCCAACGTCTGATCATCGCCAGCGTTAGATCCCAATGCTGTCACGTACTCGGTGAACTGGGAGAAAAAGTTGTGGAGTGCGTTCGAGAACGCCAGCGCATCGACCAGCGGGTTTTCCTTCTCGTCCTTGAACAGATCGATGATCTTGCGAACCATTCCTCTCGTGTCAGATCCAGAGAGAACCTTCGTGACATCAGCAACAGCGGCATCCCTTGCTTGGGCTAGCGCAACAAGCGGACCGAAGTTGATGGCCTTGAGCTTCTTGACGATGTCAACCGCAGCGCTGATCTGCTGCTTGTCAAAAGCTTCGAGGATCAGGCTGTCTCGTTCATCGTACGAAGAAACGTTTTCATCGATGATCTTCAGCTTCTCCTTGAGGGAACCAAGCTTGGCCTTTTCTTCGTAACGTTCGCGGAGGGTAGATTTCTGGTGCATGGTTGTTTACTACACTATGTAGGTTGTTACCTTCGTTGAGAAACACATGAAACCTCGTGATAAGATCAGCAAGTCGGTTTGGACGCTTCATGCTACCGTGAAGGATGACCTTGCGCGCAACGTGACAACGGCGGTTCGCGGTGGTCAGCTCAAGATCGAAGCGAGTCAACTTCCTATCCTTCTTGGTTTGATCGCTTCGTCGGTTGACGAGGGTGCGAACAAGGGTCATAGCTCTCTGATGCGATCGATCGACGCTGCACTTCGTGAAGCCGCCTCAGACGCCGCCCTCGATGCTAATTTTCCCCTAGAGGCGAAAAAAAACTGACGAGGAAGGGATGGTTTCACAGGGTGATGAGCATGCTTGAACGAGCGTTGGAGTCATAGTGTTAGGACAGAAGCACCTTGTCAAATGCAGATGCGTGCTTCCGCAGTTCAAACGCTTTGCATCACCTCCTGTGCATCAGTTCACGGTGTTTTCTGTCATCAACGATGACAATTCCGTGAAGCCCAAGTTTGCCCAGTGCACGAACTGCGGCGTGATCCATAAGGTCATTGAACTTGGACGATCGGAGATCATGCAAGGAAAGGAAGCGATGTCGTCGATCGTTACCATCGACGACATCAAGCTATCGTTGAACCCAAAGTTCGTCTCTGTGTTGGAGGGGAACAATGCGGATCTTCCAACATGGGAAGCAACCAAGTTCATCATCGATAACAAGCAATGGGGACAGTACGTTGTCCTGACGTCAGACGTCGAAGACAATATTCGTCAAGGAAAGTACATGATCGTTGTCAGCGAATCAATGCTGAGCATCGATGGTTACACTCGACAAGAGGCACCAAGATGAGCGGTGAGTTGTACGGAAAGCTAGCTTCGGAGAAGCTTGCTGATGAGAACAACGAGTGTCGACAGATCGCTAAGACAATCTCAGAGTATGGGATCACCGACAGGCAGAGACTGTTCTTGATCTACCTTCTTACGCTCGAGGTGGAAAATGCGGAAAAGATGCAGGAGCTTTCCTTCGCAGTGAAGGAGATCGCTGGCAATGAAACGTTCGTCACCAGTCATATCGAGGTAAACCATGGGTCGTAAGTTAGCCGCGGCGGTCAAAAATGCTCCCAAGTCATTCGATGAGGAGGAAGAGCAGCAAGCTGGTCGATTGTCACTCGCTTCTGGTGACGATGCTAGGGTCGTGCTTCTTCATGGTGATGTGACGGAGCAGATGATCTCGCACGTGATGCTACACATGCTCAGCCTGGCTAGCATGAACCATCGACCCATCACGCTAGTCATCTCAACGTACGGTGGTTCCGTCGACGAGATGTTTGGGCTCTACGATCTGATCAAGATGCTCCCATGTCCAGTTCACACAGTCGCGTTAGGAAAGGTGATGTCAGCTGGTGTCCTTCTTCTTGCCTCTGGCACGAAGGGAAAGCGTTCGATCGGAAGATCGGCTAGGATCATGATGCATCCTATCTCGAACGGCATGGGCGTCAACAACGTCTTCGACATCAAGAACGAAACAACCGAACTTGAGCGCATGCAGAAGATGATGGCGGACGCAATGGTTCGTGAAACGAAGATGACGTCGAAGAGCATCACTGACATGATGGAAAACGTTCACAATCGTTACATCGCCGCGACAGAGGCCATCAAGCTTGGGATCGTCGATCAGATCCTCAATGAAGATCGCAAGAAGTGAATCTGCGACCTTCCGGTTGTAGTGTTGCTTCATGTCAGCTAAGCACGACTACGACAAGTACTTTCCGTACAACGTCGTACGAGATGAGCAGAGATCTGCTGTAGAATTCGCGTTGAACGCTTTCCTCGACGAAGGAAAGCAGTTCGTCGTTCTCGAGATGGGCACGGGCTGTGGAAAGTCTGCAACTGGTGTGACGATCGCCCGGTACCTCGCCGCGAACATGCCCTCGACAAGCATCGAGGACGTGAAGTCTGGAGCGTACGTGCTGACGACCCAGAAGGTTCTTCAAAAGCAGTACGTTGACGATTTTGGTCCTGCTACGAAAGGGCTGCTTCGCTCGATCAAATCGAGCAAGAATTACACATGTCAGTTCTATCCCGAACAGGACTGTGGTTCGTCGAAACGCGTCCTTGCAGGAATGCGTCGGCAGCTTGCTGGCACCGACTTCCAGAAGTGTTGCTCGTCATCCTGTCCGTACACTGCTGACAAGCAAGCCTTTGTTGATTCACCGATCAGCGTAACGAACTTTTCGTACTTCCTCGCTGAGACGATGTACGCTAGGAAGCTAGAGCCACGTGAGGTTCTCATCATTGATGAGTGTCACAACGTTGAGTCCGAGCTAGGAAAGTTCATCGAGGTGACATTCTCAGAAAAATTCGCGACCGAGGTTCTCAAGTGCAAGGTCCCCAAGTTCAAGGGTCACGGCGACGAGCTAGCGGCTGAGGTCTTCAAGTGGGTCAGCAAGAAGTACAAGCAGACGCTTGAGAAGCACGTGGCCTCCGTAGAAAAGAACATGCACGCCAAGCTTGAGTCCGATATGGAGGGAATGTCGGAGATTAGCAAGAGGTACGAGATGCTCGATATGCACCTCTGTAAGGTCAATCGATTCATCAACACGTTCACGCCTGACAACTGGGTGATGAACGTAATCAAGCCTCAAGGCCCTCGTCAGCAACCGAAGTATGAGTTCAAGCCCATCGACGTGAGCAGCTACGGGTATGACATGCTCTACAGGTTCGGCGTGAAGGTGCTGATGATGTCAGCAACGATCGTTGACAAGGATGTGTTCTGTAGGTCGATAGGCTTACCCACCGAACAGGTTGCGTTCATGAGGATCCCATCTCCATTTCCGATCGAGAATCGTCAGATCCATGTCATGCCCGTTGGAAGCATGTCGATGTCGAAGATCAACGAAACGTTGCCGATGATGGTCGAAGCAATCAAGTTCATCCTCGAGGAGCACAAGAACGACAAGGGCATCATTCACTGCGTGTCGTTCAAGATCGCTCAGCATCTGTACGAGAACCTTGGCAGGCCATCACGGTTGTTGATCCACGGATCGGACAACAGAGATCAGGTGCTTGATCATCATGTTACGTCGACGGAGCCAACAGTGCTTCTATCACCATCGATGATGGAAGGTGTAAACCTAGCTGACAACGCCAGCAGGTTTCAGATCCTTTGCAAGATTCCATTTCCGTACCTTGGCGACCTGGTCGTGAAAAAGCGAAAGGACAAGGATCCCATGTGGTACGGGTTTCAAACCGCGAAGTCCATCATCCAGGCGATGGGTCGAAGCGTCAGAAACGAAAATGACCATGCGACGTCATATGTTCTGGACGCTGACTGGGTGAACTTCATGTCAAGATCTCGTAGCATGTTTCCGACCGATTTTTTGCAATCGATCATTGTCCATTGACGCGACGCAGTGCGAGAAAAATTGCTGTAGGATGTTACTATGAAGGATAGTTATCCTCGAGGCAAACACTCATGGAATCAACACAGGTACTCGAGAAGTGGACAGAGCTGAAGACGTTGGTTGAATCACTTGACCAGGACGTTACAAAGAACGCAAAGGGCACCGCCAGCGCTGGTGTCAGGGCTCGAAAGGGACTGCGTCTTCTGAAGAAGAAGGTCAGCGACTTCGTCAAGCTGACGGTCGAACTTGACAAGGCGAAGAAGGCCGAAAAGGCTTCTGAGAAGGTGACCACGCCAGCAGCCTGACACAGAAAGCATCCAAGTGAATTGATGCCCGGTTAACTCCGGGCATCGTCGTTTCGAGTGACTTACTTAAACACGAGGAAACATGCCATCATCAAGAGCAGTTCTAGCGGATCTCGTAGCTGCGGGTCTCGACCCGACAAAAGCTCACAGAAGCCTTAGGGGCGGTCGATTGCAAACGCCCGACGGCGGCTCGAAAAGGAAGAAGGGCAAGGAAAAGCCAGCTGTCGTCGAGGTTGAGGTTGTGAAGCCTGTCGACCCGCCGATGCCAGTCGTTGAACCTGAACCCGTTGTTGCGCCTAACGAGGTGCCCAAATCAGTGGGTCCGGCTCTCGTATTTCTTGAAGAGCCGAAGCAGGAGGTTGTAGCACCGGTCGACCAAAAGCAGGCTGATGAACCAGCTAAGGTAGATGATCAGGCTGACGACAAGGTCGAAAAGAAGGCGAAGAAGCAAGCGAAGCAGTCAAGCTGATCTCAACTTGATTTACGGATCTTCTCAAAGATCGATTTTTCGATCTGACAGATTCTCATCCTTGAAAGCTCGTAGATTTCACCGATCTCCTGGAGAGTGTGCGGCCCTTCTTGGGCCGCAATCATCACGCAATTGTGACCCTTTCCGTATGAGATCCACTGTGGACACCTACGTCTATTGCAATCGACGTTGTTTGCGTTGTGGACAGCGAAGCACGTTGTTCCGTCCACAACGCGCTCGTTCTTTTCGTCAATGATCTTCAATCGTCTTTTTCCGTGTTGCATACAACCTTGTCTGTGGGTATAATGTAACGAGAACAACACTTAGTGTACAAGATTCGTCGAGGTCATGTTTCATGACCCTTAGCAGAGAGAACAAGCACAACACATGAAGAAGACATACGTCCTGGACACGAACGTTTTGCTGTCCGATCCCAATTCGATCTTCTCGTTTCAGGACAACGATGTGATCATTCCGATGATCGTGTTGGAGGAGTTGGATCGTCACAAGAGCAGGCCCGACGAGGTTGGCAAGAATGCTCGACACGTATCGAGGATGCTGGACGACCTCCGTTCCAAGAACAGCAACCTGTTCCATGGGGTGAAGCTTAAGGATGGCGGCACGTTGAAGATCGTGTCCGTTGATCAGACGAAGGGCAAGGCGCTAGCATCTGAACTGCAACCTGACAAACCCGACAACATGATCATCTCTGTTGCGGCAACGTTGAGGAGCCAGAACGTCATCCTTGTGTCGAAGGACATCAACGTTCGTTTGAAGTGCGATGCGATCAACGTGAAGTGTGAGGACTACCTGAAGATGCGGGTGACCTCTGATCAACAGAAGTTTTACCGCGGCGTCGATGTTCTCGAGGTTCCGGAAGAGCTGATCAACTTCTTCTACGAAAACAGGAGCCTTGAGCTGCCTGAATCGGTCCTGAACGGACGGAAGATTCACTCAAATCAGATCGTCATCATCAAGACCGTCAAGGATGGCCAGACCGTCAAGTCTGCGATCGCGAAGAAGACAGGCAAGGAATCCAACACCATCACGCCAATCCAGAACATCGAGAACGTGTTCGGGTTGCAGCCGAAGAACAAAGAGCAGAAGTTCTCGCTCGATCTCTTGTTCGATCCTGAGATCAAGCTCCTGACGCTTGTCGGACCATCTGGCACCGGCAAGACGCTGATGGCTCTGGCATCGGCACTTGAACAGCTCAAAGGGCTTGGAAATGGCACCAATGCGGTCTACGAAAAGTTGATCGTCACCAGACCGATTCAACCCGTTGGTAAGGAGATGGGATTCCTGCCGGGCACCCTCGAGGAAAAGATGGAGCCGTGGATCGCTCCTATCCGCGACAACCTCAGCTTTCTCATCAACAACAAGGGTACAGCGTCAGGTCGGCGCAAGCGCGCCACTGAAAATGGCAAGCCCAGCTACGACAACGGCGAGTACCTCAGGACGCTCCAGGCGAATGGATTGATCGAGATCGAGGCGATCACGTTCATCAGGGGTCGTTCAATCCCGAACGCGTTCATCATCATCGACGAGGCTCAGAACCTATCGATGCATGAGCTCAAGACGATCATCACACGAGCTGGCGATGGCACGAAGATCGTCCTGACGGGAGATATCGAGCAGATCGATAACGTGCACGTTGATGTTTTCACCAACGGTCTCACGTACGCGGTTGAAAAGTTCAAGGATCAACCGATCGCAGGCCACGTGACGCTCACGAAGGGTGAACGCTCACCCTTGGCCACCATTGCAAGCCAAATCCTCTAAAGGTGAACTATCTCTTCTGGCAGTCATAGTTATGATCTATGCGATTCAAGGTATACGTTGACTGGACGACAGAAGAAACGCCTCGCCCGTTCTACGTTGGAAAAGGAACCGATGCAAGACTAAAGCTTGTCAAGCGAAACAAACTTCACTCTGCGATCATGGCCAAGTATGGTTTTGATCGCAGAGTCGTGTTTGAAACAGATGAAGAGAAAGGCGCGCTAGATCTTGAATGTGAACTCATCAAAGAGCACAACACATACGTGCAAGGAGGTGGATGGGGCGCTAATTTCACAACAGGTGGCGAGGGAACTTCTGGAGCTAAGCGTCCTGATCAACGTGGTGAAAATCATCCGATGTATGGGAGAAAACACACGGAGGAGTCAAAGCGTAGGAACAGCGAGTCTAACAAGCTAGCGACGGTAGGCGAGAAGAATGGCATGTTCGGTAAACATCACAGCGAAGAGACACGAAAGAAGATTGGTGAAAACCAACGTGGTTGGCATCACACAGATGAATCGAAGAAAGCGATTAGCAAGGCTGTTAGCGATTCACTTCGCGGTCGTAAGCTCTCAGATGAACACAGGCGTAAAATTTCTGAGACGCGTAAGGGTCGCGACCCATGGAACAAGGGTCTAAAGATGAAGATCGTAGATGTTGAAGAACTAATTGTTACAGATGTACTCTGAGAGGATGAACGGTTCGTGTAACGGCATCCGGGTATAGATTAGAAGCCGGATGCCGTACGGAAATCCCGACCCAGCACACCCAATCAAGTTCATCAAGGGGCTGCGAACACCAGCCGAACTTGATCTTTCGCCGCGACATGGTGCAAGATTCTTTGCGAAGCTCATGTATGAGTTTTGGGGGTTCTGCATCAATGGAGGATCAAGTCTAACTGATCCGGGTGGATTTCCGTTGTTGTCGGGCGTCAACATGCCCCAAGGATTCGGTTCTGATCCTGTTGGGTTGCTTGCGACAGGTGGTGACGGTGTCACCACATTCGGATCAAACGTGTTGTCGTCAGCAGGCGTTGATTTCAAAGCGCTTGATCTTCAACTGGCGACTGGTACGTCGACAGGAACGATCGCCGGAAAGTACGTGACCGTCTGGAGACCTGGTGACACATCACCCGATGATAGCGTGTATCGCATCCTTGGGTTGACAGCGACTGACGATCTGATCGTTGATGTTGCATCAGGCGGCACCACACGTCTAGGAGGGAAAGCGAAGTTTTCCGATCGAGGCGGAATCAAGTTTCGAGTGATCGACATCGCGGCGGTCACAGCCACAACTGGTTGGGGAAACAATCATCACATGGTGTTGAATCTCGCTGGCGCCCCGAGCGTGAATCCCGGTCAAGCAGTCTCACAGGTAAGGTTGGAGACGGCAAGAAATCAGATGGACGTAATCGTTACCGTCTCGCCTTCTGGCACGTGGAATGGCTCATCGTTCTCCGATCCTTCAACACCGGTGACATCAACCTGGTTTTCGACGAATTCAACAGGAGGTCAAGGATCGTACATGATGATCGGGGGTTACGAATTTCTGATAGCTCACTCAAAGGGTGAGGACGGAGCGTGGTTCTCCTCATCAGGTATCGAGCCTGTCATGCATATCGAGGTACCTCAACGTTTGTACTCACCGATCGTGGATCCGAACCCAGTTTGTTGGTTCGTCACAAACACTCCACCTGGGCAGATCACGGGCTCGTACTCCAACGGTTTCAACATGGTATGCGCTGATGGCGTGACACGAAATTGGAGCACGCTCGTTAGGGTGCCAACTGCCCTAGGCGATCATACGCACTACCTGATCTCTCCAGCATCCGGAGGTCTCTGGCATGGTTTTTCAAAGGGTACAGCGTACGCTAACGCTCATTTCAATGCGTTCAGTGGTACGTACATCTCCACTGATGCTGTTCTTATGCACTCAGGTGTCACCGGCGCTGGAAATCAGCACTGCACATCAAGGGTACGATTGAGAAGGGTGAGGTTCACCGGAAAGAACAGCAAACCCAACATGAGATTGGGACAATCGTGGGTGCATACTGGAGCCGGCGTGTTGTGGCCGTGGGATGGATCTGAGGTCGCATATGGCATCTTCCCAGAAGGCGGAGGCTCGCAGCCTGGAGATTACCAAGGATGACGATCCATATCTCTAGAGACTTTCTGACGAGCGTTTCCTCATCAGCTCCTGCTACGAACATGTACCTGTTGGCGGCGTTCATGAACCATGTTCTGTCGTTCGATGTCGACAAGCATGTAAATTTTGATCTGACGTCATCAACCTACACGAAGGGTCAGTACGATCTTGATGCCAACAACCTACAATTCGCATCGATAAACAACGTGACTGGTAGCGAATACACCGTAACGATCCCACAGATCGCTTACACCGTGTCACCATCTGACGTCGGAAGGATTCTTGCGTTACGTAGCAATGCATGGCCTAGGCACAACTCTGGATTGTTCAGGATCAACTCTGCTAGCGTTATCAACAACAGCCTGCAGATCGACTATCGTTCAACGATGTTTCCTCCGGAGGAGGTGAGCTCGCTAGCCTGGCGCGTGTTTGAAACTGAAGCCGTAGCGACAGCGACGTTCCTTTCTGGTTCGGACGGTACAACAGGCTACTCAACGCGCGGGAATGCTAACGCGTCGAGGATCATGTTGAACTCCTTGGCTGGTTACCACGTCAGGTTGTGCATGGAATCGCCTGGCGATCGTGTGATTGCATCATGTTCGTTTTCGATCGCTCCTGGTGCAGGATCAGTTGACAGGGCGGATTTTGACGATCTGGAGGGGAACCTTCACGGCGCGATGTGGTACAAGACGAAGGATCAGATCTACAAGGGAACTGTCGTGGGCCTGCCCTCAAACGCATCTTCGACAGGGCAATGGAGATTTTACGCGATGGGCGATCCTCTCGCTGGATCCGTGCTGGCGATCACAAGGAACGTTTCGTTTGCTACCGGCGGTAACGGCTGGACGACGTTCGGATATCCTGAGGATGAAGAGTTCGTTTCTGGTAGAAAGATCATCGACAGGTTGTTCGTCATAGGTTACGGCAACACGTTGTCGAACCTTTCATGGCACAGCGGATTCTTCAACGACGGTCATGCCCAAGGGATGACATGGAGCAAGTACGGGTACCCGATGCCATGCATCATGAGCAGCTACTCTGACATCCGGAACATAGGAGGAAACCCTCGCAACCTATCGTCGTCGGCTGCTACACCGTTCGGAAATGTCACTGAGCTGACGACTGTCGAGCTGATCGGCGGGACGATGTTGAATTCCCTCGCGGCGGTGACGTCCAGCATCTTCCAGTTCGCTCCACGTCGCGTCGGAAGGTTACCCATCGCAAGATCGGGTCGCTCGAACTACGGTCAATGGACAACAACCCCTGATCGACAGTGGCTTCATACGATGAACGGAATCTTTGTCCCGTGGGGAGGTCCATCGACGCTCGATAACCTGACGGGTTCAGCAAACGCTTATGAGATCTCTACGTCGTTTGCTGAAGGTGCTGGGATTCAGTTCTTTGAATCAGATCCTCCAATGAGCGATCCAGAGGTTGAGGATCTGATCTCCGGCAGGGATCATGACGCCGGCAGGTACAGAAAAACTTACTCCTACTACAGGCAGCCGACCATAGAAGTCGGTATAGTCAAGAAGGGCAGCAACCCAGCCAAACCATGACGATTCATATCAGCAGGGATTTTCTCACGAACGTTACGACATTTCCGTCGGCGACGATGTACCTTGCTAGCGCGTTCATGATCGGCGTTCTTGGTTTCACGCAGGTCGGTCAAACCATCTTCAACATGTCGGGCAGCGGCGCGTGGATTGCATCCGGTGTGTCAGCGAGCCTCAACTTTGGTTCGTCTGGTAGCTTCAGCGCGTTGGCAGTGGCATCCTCGTCCTACGTTGTGAGCGCGAGCGATATTGGAAGGATCGTAGCGCTGAAATCGACACTGAATCCGAGGCACAATTCGGGATTGTTCAGGGTCTCAGGCGTCGATGTTCCCAATAATCGATTCGTTCTAGAGTATCGTTCGCCGGATAACCCGCCGGTCGAGACGAACACGTTGAACTGGACGTTGTTCTTCGACGAAAACCGATTCACCGGACTGAATCCCTTCAACGCAAACGGCGGACCACCGAACGGCTTGACTGGTTACCAGGGCGATCGAACATACGGTAGCAAGAGAATCATCCTGCAGAGCCCACATTCCTCAAGCTGGCAGGTCAGGTTCTGTCATGAAAGCACTGTCGAACGTGCAAACCATGGCGTGGGATTCTCTGTAGCGCCAGGATTCGATGGCAATGCCATCGGAGATTTTCCGACGGCTTCGTTGGACGTGTCGAAGTACCAAGCTCGGCACCTCCACGGCCCACAGTTCTACAATTCATCGACTGGTTTCAGAGGAACGCTGGTCGGGATTAACAACACAGGATCTCCAGACATTTCACCCAACGCAAGGTCAAGGTTTTATGCGTGGGGCGATGATTCGACCGGCACAACTATCATCGTGACGAGGAACTTTCATTCGTATTCGAACGGATGGTTTTCGTTTGGATTTGCCGACAACGATACGCCCCCAGATGATCCGATGCACAGGTTGTTTGTCATGGGCAAGGCCAACTTTGGTACCAGCGATGTCACCTGGGAAAATGGGTATGTCGGATCAGGAAGTGCAGGCATTGCTTTCGGGATTGCTACACCGAAACCGATCCATTGCGTCGCGACGACGTATGATTACATGTCATCGATGGGAACAAGGATCAACAACGGCTTGAACTCAGCGAACGGTCCCATGGGAGAATCGTTGGCAGTTGATAGCGTGTTGCTGGGTTCTGCAGAGCTTCAGAGACCAGAGCTATGGGCAGGAACAAGAAATTCGTATGACCTTGCATCTGGAGGTCCGACCGTCTGCATGCCTTACGAACCCAGACGTATGGGATTGATGCCCATGGCTCGCTTGGGCAGAATGAACTTTTTGACGTGTTCTCTAACGACAGATCCCTTGAAAGCATGGATGCACTTTCGCTGCGGCGTGTTCTTTCCTTGGGAAGGTCCAAACGTCTACCTTTGAGCTAACATGGCGACACAAGCAAAGACAGTGAAATTTGTCCGCGTCATGCCGGCGACCCTCGCTAGTTCGAACGCGGGTGTTCTGTTCTGGATGAAGTTGATGTACGAGTTCTGGGGGTTCTGCATCAACGGAACGAACAATTTAAGAAACCCAGGTGGGTTTGCGTCCATCAACCCGATCCGAATGGCTGCTGGTTTTGAGAGTGGATCAGCCGTTCTTCTAGCGTCCGGCAGCGATGGTTCAACGAACTACGGTGAATCCGTTTTCACGGCGCCAAGCATCAACTGGACCTCAGGATCGTTGATCAACAAGGCGATCGTCGCGTGGATTTCTGGTTCGACATCAACAGATGATAGCATCTATCGGATCGTTAGTGTCCTGAATTCATCGTCAGTGCTGGTGAACACGCAGACAGGCGGCACGCCGATGTCAGGCTCGACGTACGAGCCAAAATTCACCACGCGCTCGAACATCAACTTCAGGGTTGTGGACATCGATGCTGCACAGACGTTGACAGGATTTGCCGCAAACGATTACATGGTGTACCAGTTCAACGGAAGCGGCATCAACCCCGGACAGGCAAATTCACAGGTAAGGTTCAGGTTCGACACGGGAGGATCCACGATCACACGAGCGAACCTCTCACTGTCGGCTAGCGGTTCGTGGAACGGCTCGACGTTCTCTGATGCCGGTCCAGAGTTTGTCGCTGACACGCGGACGGTCGCGAACGGAGGATCCGTGCTCTCTCCGGCTGAATGGTTCAACGGCTCGGCCGGCGCCAACCAGATGACTATCTGGGCTGATCAAGGCGGGTTCACGAGTCAAATGTACGGATCGTTGATCACCGCTGGCTCTGGTCAGACGAATCCATCGGCGTTCTTTCACGTTGAAGTTCCGAATCGGCTGTACCCAGCGAACAAAGATCCAAATCCGATGGCTGCTTTGCACGTTGGGAAGGTAGGTTTCGTCATTGGTCATTCTACTGCACTGAACAACATCCCATCGGGATGGGTCGTTCACTGTCCTCTTGATAATGCCGTTGTCCGTAATCATCATGCTCTTGTCAGAAATTTCAGCGGCATTGCCAGCAAGGAACACTACGGTCTGCCATCAAGCGATGGAGCCGATCGTAGGAATGCGACAACGCTATTTCATGATGGTCTGAAGGATGCATTCTTCAACGCTCAGAGCAAATCGTATACGATCAGCGATATAGTGTTAGCTCACAGGCTGACGACCTCGAGCTATTCAATCGCACGGTGCCAACTTCGTCTCATTGCTCTGTGCACCCGTCCATGGCAGGATTCCACGAACCTTGGCAACTGGATTACTTTGACACAGGGGATCGTGAGACCATGGGATGGGGCATGTCTTCCACAATCATTGACTGTCCTTGCGAATTGATGGGTAGGTAGAGCTGACATGGCAGGACTTGGTTTTGAACTGACGTCGAAGTTTGTGAGAGCACACTTCGTCAATGCATCAACGACGAACGCGAACTCTTTGAGGTGGTTGCACAAGCTCATCTACGAGTTCTGGGGGTTCTGCGTCAACGGATCGAACGATCTTCGAGCACCGGGTGGATTTGCTCCTGTTTCTGGTGTTCTGTTTCCAACCGGTTGGGAGAACGGTACAAGCGTTCTCCTTGCCTCAGGCAGCGATGGCATCACCCAGGATGGAATGCCGTTCTTCGTCGCGCCAAGCATCAACTGGACCAGCAGTTCGTTGCTCAACAAGTGGCTTGTTGTTTGGAAGTCAGGATCTTCGTGTCGTGATGACAGCGTATATCCAATCACTCAGATCATCAACTCATCAACGATCCGTCTAGACATGAACACCGGCGGCACCGCATACACCGGAAGCCTGAAGCCGTCGTTCACCGCAAGAACAAGCGTCAACTATCGCGTTATTGATTTCGCGGCGGCAACAGCTCTGGCTGGTTTTACAGCAGATGCTGATGGGTTGGTGTTGAACTTGAGCGGTGCGTACCTTGTCAACTCCGGACAGGTAACGCCGCAGTGCAGAACAAGGATCAGAACGTCAGTTGGTTCGAACGTTCCGAACGTGGGATTGACATTGTCGTCATCCGGATCGTGGACGCCTGCATCAAGCAGCGGATTTTTCCTAGATCCCTCATCAGAATTGAGCGCAACAGCCAACGCTGCGGGTTGGTGCAACGGATCAACAGGTGTCGGGTACATTACGTTGATCGGCGCTCAAGATTTTCTCATGTGTCACATGAGGGGAACGTGGCAGACGACGGCAGGATCTGGTTTTCACATCGAGGTACCCAAGAGATTGTACCCGCAGAACAACGATCCTAACCCAGTGACGATGATGAACTTCGGTATCGATTCGTTGTGGACGAACAGCACAACCAGGTTCTACGGTGGAGGATTCAGCGCATTTCATCCACCTGATGGAACGACGCAGCTCTGGCGTGCTCAAATGAGATCATTGACAGGCGATTACTTCTATGGCGCGCAATATCCCAGCAGCATTCCTCAAAGCATCACGAATGGGCGCTACAACGAAGCGTTCTTCAACGTGTACCTTAACAAGTTCATGATGTTTGAGCTGGCGATGGGCAAAGCAATTGGGTCCAGAAACTTCAATGCGATGAGGTTCAAGCTACGACGAGTTCGTTGGATCGCTCCGATCGTGCCACAATTCCAGAGAATCGGCGATCAGGGCGAATGGATCCATATGGCGAACGGAATCACTTGGCCATGGGACAACGCTGTCCTTCCGTACAACCTCTTGCTAGCGGGAACGTGATATGACACTGCACATCGCAAAGGATTTTTTGACATGGGGATTGGTCGAGGACGTCTACGCGCCGTACTACTCGCTCTACACGACAGCGATGATGCTGAACGGCGTGTTCGGATTCAGCGTGATCGGTCAGACGTCATTCAACCTAACAAGCGGATCGATCACAAAAGGTCAGGGCACGAACAACGCGAACATCAACATCGGTGGGGCACTGACCAAGGCTGTGCAGATTCCCAGTGGTACGTACGTTGTGTCAGTGAGCGACATCGACCGTATTCTCGCAGTTCGTAGCAACACGAACCCGATGTTGAACTCTGGTTTGTTCAGGATCGGCGGCATCGATTCTGTGACGAATAGCCTCCTCGTCGTTCCAAGGTCGTGGTCAGCTGATCCACCTCCTCCTGAAACGAACGTATCTTGGAAGATCTACGAAAGTGAACCCGTCGCGACGACAACGTTCAACACGGTCGGAAATGCGTTGGGAGGTCTTTTCTATCGATCATGGGGGTCAGCAACCTGCACGCGAATCATCCTTCAGAGCCCACACTCCTCAGGTTGGCAGGTCAGGATCTGTTCTGAATCGTCAACTGACGTGAACGAAGGTAACAACGCCCAAGGTGGCGTCGGTGCGAAGTGTTCTGTAACTGTAGGATTCGGCGGAAACGCATCAGGCGATTTTGCAGTGGGCGGCCGTCATACGCACATGGCTCAGTACTACAATTTGACGTCAACACACCAGCATGGTCTTGGAGGTGGAACTCTGACGAAAGTGGGAGGTACTGTACCTGGATTTGGTGGCAAAAATGCGATCGATCCGATGCGTTACTACGGATGGTCTGATGATTCGACAGGATCAACTGTGATCGTTTGTCGAGGCCACGGTGACAACACACATGAAAACATCATAGTGTTCGGGATTCCCGAGGATGAGGAGTTGCCTTTGCCAACCGATATCATGCATCGGTTGTTCACGTTCGGTAGCACGAACACGTCGGTTAACGGCGCAAACATCGATATCGAACCCGGCGTACAGGTTATCGATGCCCAAATAGGCATCACATGGGGGCTTGGTAATGCGCCAACATCACTTGTTCCTGGTTCGTGGTGTTACCTCGCTGGCAACGCAGCAAACGCGACAATCATGCATGATGCGACAGCAAGCGATAACCCATACATCGGAAAGACAGAGCTCTACGGTTGGGATCTGTACGCAGGAACGTACGATTTCTTTCATGAATACAGCGAACAAGGATCTATCTTTCCGATGGAGCCCAGAAGAATTGGAAGGCTTCCTATCATCAGAAGGGGTCGGATCAACTTTAACGACTGGACAACATCAAACGATCCTGGTCGAACGTGGTTTCACATCACCGATGGAATGTACGCTCCTTGGTCTGGTTCGATCCTTCCCTGAACGAAAATGGCAACCGCTGTCGAGCTCACCTTTCAAGCCTTGCCGTATCTCCCGGCAGGACCAATTCGCTTCGCCGGGACGCTGGGCATCATCACCGATGCTGAAATTCAGACATCTGGTACGTTCTACACTTCGATGGGTGGCACCGCAAACTCGTTCGACGTTGTTGAGAGCGTGATGGATTCTGGTGTCACTGGAAGCGTCATGCTCGGCGATGCAACGTCGTTCGGGTTCATCGAAACGCCTGACATCCCGGCTACGATGTCAGGCAGCTATTTCGTGAACTCAATCAACTCTGAAATCTATGAGATCCCGTCGGGTGAAAAGAACCACGATGAAACGTCGTCGGATAACCCAACACCTGCAGAGATCGGTACGAATTTTGAATGGAATCACTTTCCAATCCCTGACGTTGTGACGCCTGAGGCTACATCGCCAAGGGACCTGACCAGGTTCAAGAAGGCCTACTCGTTCACCCGTCAGCAACCCGTGAGGGTCAGGATCTACAGAAGGTAGTAGTTTCCGATCTGACGCTCGCGAATATTTGTCGAGGTCGCTGTGCCCAGGGAGAAACCTAGTGTCCGGAATTCTTGACAACAAATCGCGCGTGATGGATGTGATCATCACAGCGGAAGGACGTAGGCAGCTCGCTGACGCGAAGATGAAGGTCGAGTACGTTACCTTCACTGACACTGGCACGTACTACAGGGCGGATATCGCTAGCGGTTCTGCTGATGCATCGACGCGCATTCATTTCGAAGGTTCTCATCTTCCTCAGGATCAGATCACGTTCGAGGCTGACGACTCAGGTCGTTTGAAACCGTTCGGGAACGATGATGGCATCGTCGTCAAGGATGGACAGATCGTTTCGTACTCATTCGATTCGATCACAACGATGACAATCACGGGTTCATCGCAGAACATGAAGATCCTACGTGGTGATGAATTTGCATCGACAGCTGGGACGTTGCTAGCCTCGTCGCTCAGCAACTTCACGAAGCTTCAGGTGATAGGAACACGAGACAAGATCTTCGAGGATGATGGATTTGGCGTGGGAAACAAGACGCTCGAGTTCGTCGTCACCGACAAGAAACCTATCTCAGATCCGGCTCGTCATGTTGTTGAGGTCGATCAGCTAGAGAGCCTGTTCAACGACGTTCGATTGTCAAAGATCAGGAACTTCAAGTTTCTTCCTCCTCTGAACAAGGTAAACGATTCCGCTGTGGACAAGCGTAATCATCGCTTGACAACGAGAAATCGCCTTGGAAATTACAAGCCGTGGGGCAGGACTCACGATGCCGGGCTGGCTCCGAAGCAGTTGGAGAGCGAGCTAGCTCGATACGAGAACTCCGGTTACGCTAGAACGGTCACGTTCGACCCCACGTCCAGGGAGAATCATCTCGTCGGTCAATTCTTCGAGGTTTCGAACAACACGATGAAGAAGCTTGACGTGATCGATTACGGTCGGTACGTATGGAAGGGTGCACCTCGCCAGTGCTTCTTCGTTGGAAAAGTCATGGTTGATGGTAACGGAAGCCAGACGTTCATACACCTCTTTACCATGATCTTCGGGTGATTGATGTTTTTCAGGTACGATCGACGTGCAAATTACCTCGAGGTTGATGATGATTTTGCGCACCTCCGTGGGATAAAGAGGAACGGCGACCTCGATTTTGAGCTGTACTACAAGGTGAAAGCATCCGATGCAATCTCCCGTGGTGCGATCATCGTTGAAGTGACAGTCTTTGAGAAGACGATCAAGAGGAAGCAAATCCTTGAGGGTTCACACGTGGGACATGTTGATCCGAAAAGGATGATCAAGAACATGCTTACCCAGGTCACCGATGCGAAGAACGCTGCTAAACAACAGGAGGAGCAGAACGTCGCGTTCAGGCGCAGCGATATCTCAGCATGGATCAACAATGATGCGTTGCCTGCGTTGAGAGCAAAGATCCCGACGGCAAACATTCAAGCGTTCAAGAGAAGCTCGTTGACGTTGGTTCAACCAGGCGAACTCAAGCAAGCTGCTGATGTCGTTCCCATCCTTGGTACGGTTCAACTCGGCGAGGATGTGCAGAATGTCTCGTTGTTTCACTCGGCGTCGATCGATGAAAATCCGACGAGGTTGATGCTTGAGATGATCACGAAGGATGGTCTCGATCCATCGTTCATCATGACGATGACTCACAAGAGCATCCCGTCGTCAGACGCTCGAGCTGGAACGCTCGGGCCATCACGAGCTGTCAAACCCTCCTTCAGTTCAGCGTCAAGGTTACTGAACCATCATCTGTTTCCGGCGGGTTCGATCGTCAGACCGATGAACAGCAACGATCTAGATGATTCTGATGACATTCAGGTTCTTCGGACGGTGACATCCGACATGCTTGACGTGCCTGTCAACATTCGAATCCCGCGCCGCCGCACCCTCATGAGCTTTAGAGCGTCTCCATCGAACTACTTCGTGAGGTTCGAGCTCATCAACGGTTCGACAGGCGTTGCAATCGACACCGTGACAAGGCAGCTCGACACAGCACAGCACGTGATGTTGTTCAACACGCCAAGAAAAGCTCCCATCGTCAAGGTCACAAAGTCTGAGATCTCAACACGTGCAAACCTTGAGATCAAGCAGCTTGATCCTGGAGCGACGCAGGTGCGCATCTACAAGAAGGGCGTGTACACGTCAATCGTCGATCCTGAGGACTACATCCTGATCGGCAGCTACGACGTGACAGACGAGCAACAATCGTTGCTAGTTCAGGTCGAGGTGCCCAGAAATTCATGCGTGATCTATCGAGTCGTGCCAGTTGGTCCTCAAGGAACGACAGGATTTGAGTACACGAACGTCGTCGTTCGACCAAAGAAGTTCGAACCGATAAAGTCGATTTCGTTGACAGCTAAGATGATCGACACGGGCGTGAGGCTTGAGGCTAGAAAGATCCCGCAAAAGGTAGTCGCGATCGAGTTCTTGAGAAGGAACTCAAGCCTTCACGAAGCGGAGTACACCACCATCGACTCAGGAATGATCCTGATCGACGAGCAGACACGAGTCTCTGACTACGTGTCGTTCGTCGACACGACTGTGACCCCAGATCACGTGTACGAGTACGTTGTCAAGCTCGTGTACGAGTCTGGCGCTGTTCATCAAGCGGGAGATAGCATCGTCGATTTCATGCAGCCAGCTCCTGGGAAGGTTGACACGAGGATCGACAAGCTGGTTGTCGATCAGGTCGGAACGCTGAACGTGACATTCGTCATGACAACGAAGGTGCTGGACACGAGCATCGACATCGTCAAAAATCTTCTGCAACGACAGGACATGTACGATCTGTTCCAGAACGATGTTCTCAAGGAACGTGAGTTCCTCAAGGAGCTGATCGCTCACAACGTTCAACGTGTTGACCTGAACACCGGTCGCCGTGAGGACTTCGGCATCCTGACCGACTCTGTCTTCTCTGACAGCGATCTTCGGAAGAACTTGGCCATCTCCCCGCTGAAAAAAGGACACAAGTACCGCTACGAGGTGATGCCGTTGCTCAGGTCACCAGAAACGATGTTCGAGTCATTGACGAAAACAGCTGTCGATGACATCACGAAGAAATCGTACACGTTCAAACCAGCAAAGTACCATCATCCCATCACGTTGAAGAAGGGAACGCTCGTCAGCTCGCGTGGGTTGAAGTCGCATTATGCGAAGCAATCGATGTCACACGGCGCTCTTGGCGTCGTGCAAACAGCGGACGTATCGTTCGACGTGCCACGATCGTCTGCCATCGATGCATCGGCTAGCAAGTTCGATCGTTACACGAACATCGTGACGTGGGGGGTCGAGGGTCAACCGGAGCAGATAGATCATTTCGTGATCATGAAGGAGACGCATGGAGTGCGTACTGTCATCGGAAAAGCACACTGCGAGTTCAGCCAAGGAAGCTGTCAGTTCATTCACGTGCTGACGAAACGTGACGTTGGCGTGTTCAAGTACGTGATCGTACCGATCTTCAACGACTACAAGACAGGAACTGCCACGAAAACCAACACGATCGTTGTAGAAACGCCATCGTTCAACAACACAAGAAGAAGGGCAGCAACCTTACTGTGATCAAAACCCTCAAGTCATCGAACGGAGGTTTCGCAAACTTCGGGAACCCAGAGGTTCAGTGCGTCGATTCTGACTCTGACGTCGACGCGTTGATGCAGCCCGACGTCGATGTCGATGCTGGGTCCACGGTCGTTCGCACGTCCGAAAGATCGACAGGAATCCAGACGATGTTGCTGGATTCCGAGAACAGCATTTCATCCAACGACTCAATTAGTTCCATGATCGATTCGATGGCTGCTCATGGCAGCTCGTTCATCGTGCCATCGTTGACAGGCAGGAACAATCACATCAGCTTGTCATCAACAGCGGATGATTCTTCGAAGGGTTACCACGGGCAATCGAACACCAAGAGGTTCGATGCTCTGGAACAGCTGTCTGGAATTTCAAAGGACCGTCCTGAAATCATCATGTTGACGAACTTTCTGCCGATGTTCGATTACACGACGGCAAATTCCTCACGCTCATCGTTGGCTCTCGATTCAAACGGTGATGATGTATCGATGACAGATGCTGGAAAGTTCATCGATGCGCAGCTGCAGATCAGGTTGGTTAAGCGTTCGAACGTCAAGAAGCTAGCATCGCGCCTAGGCAGCAAGTACCCAAGCGTGGGCAAGAAGGTTGCGGGCAAGAATTACAAGTTCAAGTCGAAAGTCGATGCGTTGGTGGGTCATACTGACTTCCTTCTTCAGATGGTGCGAAGCGTTGAAGCGATCAAGTCTCAGCTGGATCTTCGTAACGATCTTCACATCGTAGACACCCGCGAGGTGAGCTCGGCGTACGCCAGGAGCTTCACATCAGCAAATGCTATCGCGTTTTCAAACTCGTTGATCGATGATTCGATGAGCGACATTGACGCTAGCTTCACCCCGATCGACGCGCTTGTGAAGATAGGTTACAAGGAGAACGTAGCCAGGGACACGTTCTGCTCGAGCAAGATCTGGCTAGCTTTGATGCAGGAGCTTCGTGAGATCATGGTCAGTCACTCGATGAACCTGATCGAGGTCACTCCAACAGATTTTCGTCGTGACTCTAATGCATCAGTGATCGTCAGACCGAACGTTGATCGATTCGGTGTGAACGTGCCGAAGATCGGCGTACCAACGATCTCGACGTTGGTTGCAAGAGATCCTGAACAATCGGAAGGATCCGTGAACGTTCTCACCGGAATTATGCGGTCGATGTACCAGCCGGTGCAGATCAGAAACGATGAGATGAAGATATCGTTGTTGCTGAACTTCCTTTCGAAGGAATTCAGGTACTCGTACGGTCTGAGCGAGGACAACGTTCGCGTAGCATTGAACGAACGATTCAACTACAACATCGATGAAAATGGCAGCAACCATCTGCTCTTCAAGGCGATCTTTGGGGCTGTACCGAACGATATCGCTGATTTCCCGTTGTCAAATGGAAACTCGCTATCAAGCATTGCACAGAGGCTCGTTGGCAACGATGTTGGAGTGCTAACGTTCGAGTCAAAGTACATCGATGCTGACAGCGGCACGTTGACGCCTGGCAGCGCATACTACATCGATAGCGTGCTTGACTCTGACGGTCGTACGTTCGCGACAGCTCGGATGGATGAGCTAGCAACGTTGTTGGGCAAGTCGTACCTGAGGTTGAACCTTCTCGCGAACGGTATGAACCTGCTAGCGATCAAGGTCAGCGATCCGAAGGAACGCGCCGCAGGATCGTTCACGTCCATGTTGGCAAATCCGTTCAACCTCGCCGTCCAGCTAGTTGGCGACGTTATCGATCTTAGGACGGGCCAGACGTTGCCGTTCATCACGAACGATTACCTTACGTCATTGTACGCTTTCGCAGCCAAGAACGAAAGGGTGAAAGCTGCGTTGTTTCTATTCACGATGACGAGGTTGGCTGGATACCCGCAATGGGTGTGGGGCACGGGAGACGCGCAACCTGAAAATACGCCGCTGACCGACTCGATGATCGACAGCATCCTGCTAGCGTTGAAGTCGTCAACAACGTCGCAACCAGCGCAGTCAAATTCGTACGACGGCGGTCACCTGATGACGATCATCGACGAGGGATCAATTCGATTTGCGTTCCTTGCTGGAACGCCGATGACGAGGTTCGTCGAAACAACGATGCAGAACATCTTCAATGCGTTCAAGAAGAACAACAAGGCGATGAACAACGGTTCTACGAGGTATGGAAACCACGTTGATACCGTCGTCATGATGGCCGCTTTCGATGCATTGATGAACATCATCGCGAAGTATGGGAACAAGATCATCACATCATCAACGACTGAGGATTCGTACGGTAACCTTCGATACCGTGTTGTGACAACGCTGACGAAGCAACTTCAATCGTTCAACCTTCTTCGCAATCGGCTAGCAAAGGAAGTTGCTTTGACGAGGCAACTGATGTATGCCGCGATGAACTCTCTCAAGAAGCTAAGCAGCTCGTTGCTTGATCAGGTCAACTTCCTCAACGGACAACTTTCGTTGATGAAACTTGGTGAGATCTATGATGTTCTTGGAAGCAAGTCGACGCTGAAGATGCTGTTGAATGAGCAGCAAATCACGTTGAACTCATCGTTCATCCATGACCTGAGAAACAGGGTGAACCAAAAGTCAGGCGGTGGTTCGATCGGATCGACAACTGGCGATCAGGACGGCGATCGCGATTTTGACGGAGACGATGAGATCATGATCGTCGACGATTCTGTCGTCAACCCAAAGTTGAAGGATGCGCTGTACGGTGCCCTGGGCACAACTGCATTCGCATCGAAGAAAGGTTACAACAAGAAGATCCTCACCATCGGGTTGCCAATGGGATTCGCTAGCGATCTTGTTCAAAAGATCTCCCTCAAGCACCTGAAGCGATCCTCGTTCGCATCGAAGCAAGCTGACATCATCAGGATCGTCGTCAACAAGGTCGATCTTCAGAACCCAGATGTCGTGTACAAGCCGAAGAAGTACCTGTTCGAGATGTCTCGATATGCTGTTCGTAGCGATCAGTACTTCCTGAACGTGCCTGATGATCCCACGATCTCTGACGTCATCAAGGCAATTCCAACACGTGATTTTGGGCAGTCACAGCAAAAGTTGGGAGAGATCACGTACTGGATCGATCCAAAAGCTCGATTGGCTGCGCTTCCTGTTGGCACCGGTCGTGCGCTGGCAGATGAATCGTACGATTTTCTACTTGACGATCAGAAGGAGGAAATCGTACGTAACCATGTCATGAGCTTCCTTCTTGAGGCGTACGTGAGGTTGCTCACGGGAATGAGCGTTGCGGAGTACAACTACGAGATCGAACCTGTCATGATGAACATGGGAGAGATGAATGGTCTCATGATGAACGCCCACGTAGCTAGCGTTATCGATGACAAGTATGGATCGAGCGACGATGGCGATGGCGTTCTGTTCATGTCTGATACCGGGTCATCACGTGGATCATCGAATGGTTCAGGCGGGTCAGGTTGGGGATCCACAAACTCATCTGGATCGAACAAGAAGAAGAAAAAGAAGTCGAAGTCTGGAGGCGAAAGCTCCGGAGCGTACGATTCAAGTCCAACAACAGACGATGGCGATCGATCGAGGTACTCATCAAACATCAAGGACGTGCCTGCGAAGAAATCGAAGATGGTGATCGATGGCATGAAGACGGTGGGCGACATGGGCAGGGGTCTGACGTCAATCTCGGATTCGTTGGCTGTTTCAAAGAAAGCGTTGATGCCGAAGCAGTTCGACAGGGTCTTCAGCATTCCAGTCGATCCAGATGATTTCGAGATTGATTATGATGAGACTGTGAAGACACATCACGGCAAGGCAACGATGCAGCAGCTCATGAAGAACAACGACGTTGTTCCGATCACGCAAGTCCAACGAGCTGCATCATCAACCTCTGGAGGGTATCACGCTTCAGCGACGTCGCAGTATTCACAAGGACGCTACCAATTTTCGGATACGAACAGCTACAAGTTTAGGGACAGGGATCGTACGCAGGGCGACATCGCGTTTGAGAAGTACTTTGTGAGCGTGGAAACGATCAACGAGGAGCAGGTCTGATGAGCGTATCACTGCCATCACGAGAGGTTTTCGTTGTCGACGTTCCTGAAATCACCGACTTCAAGGCGGAGTTCAACTACAACTTTTGGACACCAGACGAGAGCGTGTCGGAGACGGGCGGAACGAGCACGAAATTTCTCAATCGTCAGACTGATGAGATCGATGCTTCGTTCATTCAGTACGCTGTGACACGTGCTCCTCGATACGTCACGTTCTCGTTCAAGGTTCCCAGGTTATCGCCGCCAGGAAACTTCGTGTCCGACAGCACGTTCAAGAACAACATGTTCTCCTCGAGGCAGCAGTATGGTTCCTTGATCAGGGACAACATCAAACGTGTCGTGACAGAGGATCGATTTTCATCAGAGGGTTTTGCTGCAGTTTCGTTCAGCGACGGCGACATGGACGAAAAGGTGTTCAAGCTTGTCTCTGGGTCGTATTCGTCGTACTCTTTTGATGATCCCGATCATGTAAGCAACCTCAGCACGGCAAAGATGGCTGCTCGTCTTCAGACGAATACGTCAAACCAGATCAAGCCTCACTTTCTGTTCAAGTCGTTGTCGCAGCCTTCTAAGGCATCTGGCACGCGTTTCTTCACGAAGTCAAAGGGCTCGTCATCGCAGGGAAAAAGGATCGTCAACGCGCACTTTCGTAAGCTGAGCGATGTCGTCGTCAACGCGCAGATCAACACGAAGATGTTTCATGACCTGACGGATCGATCGATAAGGGATCCTGATTCACAGTACGATGTTGATCTGCACACCTTGCACAAGGAGTCGAAGAAGCTCAAACTTAGGGCAATCCAACGGGTATCACCCGGGTTGAGTGAAGCTGACTTCAAGACGTTCGTGCCCTTCGTTGACATCAGATCAAGGCGCTCACCTACGTTGAATGAATCGCGAGGACCAGAGATCGTTGGGTACATCATCGACAAGGTCGAGATAGGACCGAACAGGAAACCCATCGAGAAGGAACCGATCATTCTCGACAACCCGCTTGTGAACTTCACAGCTGACTTTCAGGTGAAGTACAACACGACGTACGTGTACACGATCAGGACGGTCGCCCTGTTCAACCTACCCGCTATCGATGATGACACGGATGATGTCGCGACGCTGAAGGTTCTGATCAGCTCCAGACCATCAAAGAAGATCTACATCAGAACCGTTGAGTCGGTTGCTCCGCCACCCCCAACTGACGTGCAGTTCACGTGGAACTATGAGAGGATCAACCCAACGACAGCACAGTTCGATCCTCAAACGGGAGAACCTTACGAGGGCACCGGCGTTGCAGGATCATTGATGGTTCACTGGACGTTTCCAACGAACTCGCAGAGGGATGTCAAGAAATTTCAGGTCTTCAGGAGGAGATCGGTTGATGAAGCGTTTGAGCTCATCAAGATGTACGATTTTGATGATTCTGAGCTGAGGCTTCCCGACCTGGAGCGTCCCAGAAAGGATCTTGTTGAGTACCTTGAATCGGCCTGTACGCACTTTTACGATGATGAGTTCCATGCGGGAAATCACAACTACCACGACCCTAGCGCTGATCAGCACGGCGGGAACACAACCCATGCATGGTCATCAACGTACATCTATGCTGTCGCTTGCGTTGATGCTCACGGTCTGACCTCGAACTACTCAGCACAGTTCGAGGTATGGTTCGATCCATTCCTGAACAGGCTTCAGAAGAAGCTGATCAGCCACGCTGGAGCGCCAAAGCCTTACCCAAATCTGTACCTTGAAGCTGACACGTTCGTTGATACGATCAAGGTTGGTGGAGCTAGCTCGAAGAGGTTGAAGGTGTACTTCAACCCGGAGTTCTATAAGATCGCTGATGAAAAGGGAAACATCGTTGATGCGTTCATCTCGAAGCAGGACAGGGGAAGGTACGTGATGCAGTTCATCAACACGGACAATCAGAAGTCTGCGACAACCAGCATTACGATCGATGATCGACTCAAGGCTCAACCTCGCCGACTAGCTTTCCCATCCGTGAAATTCGGTCCGAAGATCGCTCGTGTAGGTAAGCTGAGGACCTTCTGATGAAGACACACCGGAAGTTCACCTACGTTGCGTTCTGGAGTGAAGCGACTTGGGTCGCCGGCGTAACTAGCTACAACAACGTCGCTCAGGGTCAAACGTTGGCTCGAGCTATCGAAAACCTGAAGCACCAGCTAACGATCGATGCTCATGAGTCTGTCTTAGCGGGTGAACAACCGTTCGATGGTGTGAAGTACCCAACGATGAAAGAGTTCGCTTCGACCGAGCATGCGTCTGGTGTACCTCATAAGGGCGATGCTCGAAGGGACAGGCGCTACCGTGGCGAGATCACCGCTGTTTGGGAAACTGTTCCCAAAAGGGTCGACGATGTACCCTGGTACCTTCAGGATTAGCTAGCAACACGCACGAAGTAGTATTTACTTGCATTGCCGCTGACTTTTCTGTGGGCGGTTTAGGATGGAGAACGCATGGGGTTTCTTGATAACTCAGTCAACAATGTGATCATGGATGCCGTGTTGACTGACACGGGAAGGCAGTTCCTGGCTCGTAACGACGGCAGTTTCTCGATCAGCAAGTTCGCATTTGGCGATGACGAGGTCGATTACGGCATCATCGCGAAGTACGGAAGGACAGTCGGTAGGGAGAAGATCGAAAAGAACACGCCGATCTTCGAGGCTCTGACGAACCAGCAGCACTCCCAGAAGTACAAGCTCGTCAGCGTATCGAACCCAAACCTTCTTCGTATGCCGTCGATGACGCTGAGCGGCGATGCAAACGTCGACAACCTCAACGGCCTCGTGACGTTGGGAAGGAACCAGCAGAAGACGTCCACGGTGACTGTCGAGCAGACGATCATCAATGAAACGACGATCGATGTCGAGCTCAGGGATCAGACGTTCATCGTCGAGGTTCCGAACATGTTCCTTCAGATCCTTCGGGCAACGCCAGAGAACATCGATGGCCAGCATCGGGCAACGTACATCCTGACACGTTCACCGACGGAGAACTCCTTCGGTGGAAGCTCCGTTCTGTTCACGCTCAGCGTGAAGTCGTTGTCGGATTCGCTGTTCACCGTCTACGGAACGACAGCAAACAAGTCAAGGATCAAGACGTACGTGAAGGTGACAGGCATCCAGAGCGGTGCTGTCAAGGACATCGGGGTCGTGATCGATAAGAACCTGTGAGGTTGACATGCAAAACGCAGAGGTCAGGGTCAGGTACGTGAAAGCTGGACCGATGGGCCCAGGTTGGTACGCATGGGAAGCTGAGTACCCTGAAGAAGGTTGCAT